ATGGCACGCAAAGCAAGAAACGGCATCGTCTACCCATATCGGGTTGAACGCCAGAAGAAACTAGCCAACGGAACCGTAAAAATCTACACCAGCTACGAGTTCAAGGTCGATGGCAAAACATACAGCTGCAAAAAATACGTTGACGCCAACAAGCGACTGACGGAACTACTACAGGAACGGGCCAGATTCGGCAGCACCAACAACAGCTCCATCACACTCGGAGCATACGCCGAACAATGGCTCGAACGCAGGGAACGCGACGCGGACCCGAAAACGTTCGCCAACTATCGAACCATCGTCCGCAAACACCTGCTCCCATACCACCGGCAGAAAATGGCGAGCCTGACCAGCGGAGCGTGCGACCGCATCGTCAACGGCCTCCGCATAACCAAGAAGGTCAACGGCAAAGAACAGCGGGTAAAAGCCAGCCTCAGCCTACGCAAGCAGGTACACACCACATTGAACCAGATATGCAAATCAGCTGTGTCAGACCGCATCCTACCCACCAACCCGATGGGCGGCGTCCCAACCCCGAAGGACAAGGACATCAGCTTGGTGGACAGTCGTAAGAACGAAGCCAACGAACGTACCGCATTCACCGTGGATGAAGCCAAACGCATCCTGAAAGCAGCCAACGATCTAGGCGTGAGAGACGCCGCAAAGGAATGGTTCCGCCTGTGCACCGGCATGCGTCCAGGCGAAATACTCGGCGCATCCATCCAAGACCTCGAACTAGGCCAAATGAACGGCGTGCCATACGGCGAATATGCTGTCAACTGGAAACTGGAAGAACTGAAGAAAGAGCATGGATGCGGCAATCCAGACAAGCATGGCGTCTATCCATGCGGATACAAGCGCGGAGCCGCATGTCCCCAATGGCGGTGGCGCATTCCAGACGGCTTCGACATGATCGAACTGACAGGCCGCTGGTGCCTCACACCACCGAAATCGAAGCGCGGCAGGAAAGTGCCGATCATCCCGGCATTGGCTCAAACGCTCGAAGCGTACCTCGAAGCGACCGACGATATTCCGAACCCATATGGATTGCTGTTCCGGCATGATGACGGAACGCCCATCGAACCGGAGGAAGACCTTGAAAACTTCCGCCAACTCTTGGAGAACGCGGGCGTACCCAATGCGGAACATCGCAGCCGACACGAAACACGCCACACGGTCGTGACCATACTCATGAGCATGGGCGTGGATTATGGATTAGTGGAAGAAATCGTTGGACATTCCAGCCGCTTGATGGTGGAACACTACCGTCATGCCGGATTGAAGGAGCGGTTGGCCGCGATGGAAACGATGAACAAGCCATTGCAACTCGACTCGTATAAGCTAGGCGACAATGAAGGCTGAAATAACCGAAGACCAGTTCTGCGAATACATCGTGGCCCAGCTGAAAAAATATGCGTGGCGTTTAGCGCGGGAAGGCAAACTTCTGTGGATTGTTAGTTCCGACAACAGCAACTTCGCACTGGTGAAAAACCATGCCACTTGTGACGTGTCGCTCACCAAAAACGGCAAAATAATCTATCGGACATCCTTATACACGAAAGAGCTAGCCGACAAATGGGGTGAATTACTGGTTAAGTACATTACGCTTAACAACATAGATACGCTAATCCGATAACAAGAAAAAGCCCCTCCCACAGCACGGAAGCTAAAAGAGGGGCAATTCAGACTCGCGGTAGCATGTCATACAATTTTTGAGTGTCCAATGTCACGCCATGCATTCGGCTGAAATCAGCCTCACCGCCGTGTATCCTGTCGGCCTTCACATCCTTCGTGAGCTCGCGCTTCCACTTCGTCCAAAAATCATCATGCTCTTTCTTGGTCATGATGATGATTCTACCGTGCGAAACACAAAAAGCCCCTCCCCCAGCGTAATCGCTGAGAGAGGGGCAAACTTGTACAGGACGTATTAGTTGGGCATAGTATTCTTACGCTTCTCCAACATCATGTTAGAGGAATGAAAGGTTTCTACTCGGAATACCGTGCCTTCAACTCGCTGACGCCAATCAAAGCGCCAACCAGCACGGCCAGAGCGTTCAACGTGGTCACGATCTGGTCAACGCATGGAAGGTTCCATGCGGGGCCGACCACATGCACGAACACGGCCAAAGCGGGCAACGCGATAAGCGCCAACCACTTCAGCACCTTGTATACCTTGTCCGGCAGGATGTAGTTGTTTTCCTCGCCAGTTTCTTCCTGCGGCTTTTCGCCGTCATTCTGAGTCTCCTTGACTTCATCGACCATAGTTACTCCAATCACCAGTAGAGGGTTTCGCCCGGATAGATCAACGCCGGATTGCCGGAACGATAACCGTGGATGCTGTACATGTTGACCCTGTAATATGCGGCGATGCCGCCGAGGGTGTCACCGGAACGGACGGTGTAACGATGCGTGCTGTACGTGTTGCTGACCGGCTGTCGAGCGACGCCGGTGCCACGACGGCAGACCGTCTCACCAGCGTAGATGATGTTCGGGTTGCCCGAACGATAACCCGTGTACTGGTTCCAGCTACCGCCATTACGTGCCGCGATGGTGCTAAGAGTGTCACCACTCTTGACGGTCACGCAGACGCTACCGCAGTTCGTGTTGGCCGGAGCGCTCACTGTCGAGCCTCCACCCAAACGCTGGTTCACAATCGCCATCACACGGTCGTAGGCACCGCCAAGAGCCTGACGACGCTCATTGCCGTTGCCGTACACGCCGCGAATGACCTTCGTGGCCATGTCATTGTAGTCAGGCGTGGCAGTGACCTGCGGTCTGACCGGATCATGCCTCACCTCGGCATGGGTCTTACCCCTATCGCCGTTCGCGATTTTCTGCCAAGCGTCACGCTCACCGAAGAACAGGTTCAAATCCAACGGGCCGACACCGTTCAGATAGCCGGTGGACGCATACTGCACCATGCCCTCGCCCTTGCTTCCGGCGTTCCATGGAGTGGACTGCCAGCCGGTCGCGTTCATGGAAGCGTATTGAGCCTTCCACAGCATGCAATGGGCGCGCACGTCGGACGGAATCTGATACACGGCGGAATCCTGCACGTACACGATGGGCCAAACCTTGGTACGCGAATACACCTGGTTGACCCACTGGCGCACCCAATCGCCATTGCCCCAAGCGGCGTTCCCGTTGGACTCCCAGTCCAACGCGAGCACGCACTGGCCCACATAGCCGTTGAACTGGTTGAGATAATGGTTGACCTCGGCGGTGACGTTGCCGCCGTCCGCGTAATGGTAGCCGCCGCAAGCCTTGCCGGTCTGACGCGCCCAATCGGTCTGGCTACGCCAAGACGGATTCACGTAGCCACCACCCTCCGTGATCTTCACGATGGCCGCGTCGGCGTCCACCACGCGCGTCACGTCTGCACTCTGCCAGCCGGAAACGTCGATGACGTTCATGTTCGCGCTGGCGACCGGCGCGACGGCGACGCACAGCACCGCAGCCAACGCGGTCAACGGCCTGCCGATATGCCGACATGGACGCTTGTGCTTCGGCTTGCCTTTGTTGTTGAGGATGCCCACATCCTCTCCTTCCCGCCCCAAGTCAAGGGGCAAATAGAAAAGCCATCCCGAAGTGGGATGGCTTTAAAAAATGATGTGAAAATCAACGCAAGTGCGCGTTGAGCAGCGCGACCGTCATGTCCTCCGTGACGTTGAGCTTCGCGGTCGTCACGCTGCTGGCCGCAAGCTTGTCGGTCGTGACTGCAAGAGCGGTGATGTTCCGCGCCTGCACGCTGTTCGCAGCCAATTTGTCGGCGGTCACAGCGTCGGCCACCACCTTGTCTGTCGTGACAGCGCCAGCCACGATGCCACCAGCCTGAATCTTGTACGCGCCATGATTGAACACGATGACGAGCGCGAGCAGCAGCATGTATGCGCCGCCAGCGATGGCTAGATGCGTCATTGCCTGTCCTCCAAGTATTTTTCGGCGGCGTTGACTATCCAGCATTGCGCGTCGAGTTTTTCGAGTTTGGCGAGTTCGTATCGGACGGCCTCAGAATGGTCGTGCGCTTGGTCGCCGTAGATCAGGCTGATGATCGTGTTTTTGATGGTGTCACGGCACAACTCGTCCATGCGCTCGTCGAATTTTTCGGTACGTTCTCCGAGCATTCGTGTTTTGGCGAAATGCTGGGAGAGCGGCGAATTGTATGGCAGTCTTTCGGGATTGACGTGGCTGTACAGGCCGGTCGCCAATCCTTCCAAAGCCCCCGGCCAGATTTTGAGACATAGTGTGATGACCGCGCACGCGCCACCCACACCCCCAAAACCAGCTAGAAAATTCTGCAACACATTGCATCTCCTTAAAAAATCAGTTTTGCAGTGGCATGGAACCGCCGTCGAAATAATCAAGCCCGTATTCACCCGTCAGCAGCCCGTATGCCTTTTTCGAGGTGACGATCATCCGGTTGATTTCCCATACGGCGTTGCCGGTGGTGATGACACACACGGCTGGAAACATGTTGTCCTTCGGATAGGCAGTCAGCCTGCCCGACTTGTCAAGCGTGCGATCTAAATCCCATCCGAATCTGATCGTGCCTGTGCCAGACACAAGTCGGCAGTATCCGCTGACGACATGATCGGTGGGCACGCCACTGGCGATGTTCCAGCCTTTGAACTCTATGTGGCTTGCTTTATTGACCTTGCAAACCGTCAATGGGCTGGCCGCATAGTTCGTGATGACGCTCATGCCATCACCCCCAATAGGGTTAGGCGAGCGGCATCGTACCCCCGGTGAAATATCCGATGCTGTCGAGCAGGGTCTTGTTCGCGAGATAATCGGCCTGCGTGCAGATGAGTATATTTGTCACGGTGACGGTCGGACTGCCTGACTTGACGGAATAATTCGCTGATAGCGGACTGGAATTGCTGATGTACGTCATGTAGCTGACACGTTGGCGTGCGCTGAATTCGCCCTGTGTTCCGATAAACGAGACAGTGCCGCCTGTGACGTTCACATCGAAACTGACCCAATATGTCATCCATCTCACGCTCGGAACGGTCGTGAGATGCACCCACTTGTCTGCTTGCAGGGTGATTGTCGAGGATGGGCTCGTGCATAGGTTCGTGACCATCATCGGACATCACTCGCCCGACGAATCGCCTTAATCGCGTGGCATCGTGTCCCCCGAGAAGAAGCCCGGAAGCCCCCCCCCCACGGCTCTATCGTAAGTGTCGGCGGCTTCCACGCTCAATTCGCTGATGGCCATACCGGAGGGGATGGCCAGGCGCGTGTCATTGGCAGTCGGGGTGAAGCGGATCGTATATTTCCCGACCGTCTGGGCACTTGGGTATTTGACCGTGCCGCCGGAATAGATGCCGATTGCTTTATTCGTCGTATCGTTGCTGACGATCCTGTACGTGCACACGTATTCCACGCCGACCTCGCACGCGAAAGGCAGGTCGATGTATTCGCCTCTGGTGTTGGCCAGCGTGCCACCGGTCATGTACTTCGATATGTCGCCGCCCTTTTTGACGACATGGAAGCCGGTGGGGTCGAACTTTGGGTTCGGCCACAGGTTAATCCTCTGCATTCTCGTCTCCCTTCACGCTTTCGAGCACATCCTTCGGGATGAGTTTCATGGCCGCCGACAGCTGACTGGTCAGGATTGCGATTTGCTTGGTGAGAGTGCCGATTTGCGCGGAAAGCTGGTCGATGACCTCGTTCGCGTCGGCTGGAATCTGAGTCAAAATAGTCTCCTTGAAATACGAAACCCCCGCAATCCGATTGGATTGCAGGGGTTGAAAAACTGGATGAAATAGTGGTCAGTCGGCGGCGGTCATCGTATCGATGCGCGTGACGGCCTTAAGCTCGTCGAGCGTCAAAGTGCGTCCGAGATTCGTCTTCACGTCCGTGAGAGTGACGGACGTGCCGGAATCATCGAATGTGGCGAGCACGCCACGTGCATAATCCCTCCATGATTCGGTCGAACCGTCGGTGCTGGAGAACTCCAATCCGAGACGGCACAATTCCGCTCGCACCGACTCCTTCGGCGGACGCAAATCAAGCACGCCAGACGGCTCGGCGGGCGTCACGTCAGTCGCGGTATCGGTATCGGTATCGGTCACATCGGCCATAATCAATCTCCTTATTGTTGGTTGTTTTGAGGTCGTGGCATGAGGGATTGGTAAAATCTCTCCTCGCACTCGTCCAGATTTGATTGACTGGACTCGTCATTGAGGAAATCGTCAAGACCCTCAATGTTTTTGGTCATGCTTGTGTCAATGCCACTCGACGGCTCCTCATCGGAGTCATCAACGGACAGTGTGGCAATGAGATTCGCGTCCGTCTCATTCGACATGACCGGCAGACTCATGCCCTCACGCGCCTTATTGCGCGCGGCGGTCAGCGGGTCATTCAACACTTCCCCATCAGCGGCGAGCATGCTCACCCCTGTGGCGGAATCGGATAAAGCCGCCTCCAACGCCTCGAACGCTCCAGTCCACACGCCCCTGCCGGTCTTCGGGTCATACCGGCTCACGTCCTCCCTGCCCTGCATGATCGCGGCTATCGCTTCACGGGTCGAAGCCAATCCGAGCAGTGCCTTCCACGATGCGATCACCTCGGGCTGGAACACGAAACTGTCCGACCCGTTCACCGGCGGATCGCAGCGGATGATGCACAATCCGTTATCGTCCATTTCGAAAGTCGCTGACAACATTCCCTCCAATCATTTGACCAGATAGGCGAGGTATTCGGCGTACACGTCGACCGGGCAAGGCTGGTCGGCGTTGTAAAGCTTCAGTTGGAAGCCGCTCTGCCCGCCCGTGTTGCATGGGTGCGCGATGATGCCCGCCCATTGCGAATCCGCGTTCGCGACGACGTAATAGTGGCCGTATTTCGTCGGGCTGAACGTGCAGTTGACTTGCATTGATGCGCCGTTCGCGATGCTCTGGCCGGGATTCGGATACCACGCCTTCCACGCAGCCTGGGCATGGAATGTAAAACGGTTCGTGATGCCGCCAAGATAGCCGCCGAGATGCAGGTATCCGGTGCCGATGTTCGCGCCGACTCCGACCTCGCCGTTCGCGTCTTGCGCTCCGAGCCAGCACTTCGAACCGTTCGCGCTATCGCCGGACAGAGTGAGGTAAGCGCTGCTTTTCTTGCTCTCGTCCGGCTCGTCGTAATCCGTGTTCGCCACGGCATGCACTCTGGATGTGACGCCGCCGCTGCCGGTACCGCCTTTCTTGCGCGGCTTCGATCTGAGAGACATGAACGCGGCGGGGTCGTTCTTGCTCACGTGTCCGCTCCACAAGTCCAGTTCGCCCATCGAGCCGACCTGATTCGACTGGATGACAGAAGCAATGGCCGGATGCGAAAAGTAGGCGGTGGACCCGTTGTAAGCCGGAAATTCGATGCCATCACCGGTGAAAGTCTCAGATCCGCCGATGATGTAGGTCTGATAATCCGGACTGATACGCACCCTGTGCCCGCTCGTGCGGGTTTGGAACGTGCCGGTCAGCACATTGCTCTTCCCCTCGCCGTCCAGGTAGACGGTGCGGTTGTGATTGCTGTCCCACATTTGCAAGGCCGTGCTATTGAGCTTCATGCCGGTGTTCTTGGCCTCGGAGCTCTGGAAGACGGCGCCGGTGAACACGTAGCCTCGGAACTGGCCTGCCGCCACCTTGTCGGACGTGATGGTGCCAGCCGCGATCTTGACGGCCGTCACACTGTTTGCCGCCAGCTTGTCGGCTGTGATGGCACCAGTCACAATCTTGGACGCATTGACCGAATTAGCGGCCAGCTTGTCGGCGTTTACCGCGCCAGCAGCCAAAGCGGCAGTGGTCACGGCATTAGCCGCAATGTCGCCCGCTTGAATCTTGTGGACGTTGAGCAGCGCCACGGTCATGTCTTCCGTGACCTTGAGCTTGCCAGTTGTCACGGAATTGGCGGCAATCTTGTCGGACGTGATGGACAGTGCGACGATATTTCGCGCCTGCACCGAGTTGGCGGCGAGTTTCGTGGCGGTCACCGCGTCAGCCACCAGCTTTTCAGTCGTGACCGAATTCGCGGCCAGCTTGTCCACCGTGATGGCATTGGCCTTGACCTTCTCGGCGGTCACTGAGTCGGCGGCGAGATGCTTCGCGGCCACGGTTCCAGACGCGAGGATGTTGTTCGCCACGAGGTCAAAAGGCTCGAAGCGCGTACCATCCCACGTAAGGACTTCCACCACACGATCGGACAAGGGCACGAGCACGGAAGGGCTGGCGTTTGGCGCACCAGTCCAGTAGGTGTAGAAGTCGGCAAGCATGGACGGCGAATTATTCTTCTCGTCCTTCCAGCGAGTCCAATACTTCTGGGTGCGCCACCACATGTCGCCCGGCTTCAGCCCATCATGCGCGGGTTCGTCCGGTCCACGGTAGATCAGATTCTTGCCATCAGCCGTGGTCTGCGCCTTTTTCGCGGCGGCCTGAGCCTGATTCGCCTGAGACGCGGCATTAGCGGCAGCAATATTGGCCTTGTCTGCCGTATCCTGCGCGGTCTTCGCAGCCGTATTGGCCTTGACGGCGGCGTTCGCGGCGTCGGTCGCGGCCTTATCGGTCACAGCCACCCAAGCACTACCATTCCACCTTTTCGGCGTGTTCGCACCATTCGTGGTGTCAATCCAGAGGGTCGAAGCCTTGCGCATCGACGTATCCGGCGCCGTGCTCTGGATCAGCACGTCGGCCTTGCCGTTCGCCACGCCAGCGGCGGCAGCTGCTGCGGTATTGGCCTTCTGGGCTGCATTGGCCGCATCGGTGGCGGACTGGGCCGCGCTATCGGCGGTGGCCTTGGCCTGAGTCGCCACGCTCGACGCATTGGCAGCAGTGGTCTTGGCATTGGCCGCGTCCGTCTTGGCAGCATTGGCCGAAGCGTTGGCGGTGTTAGCCAGCGTCTCCGCATTGCCAGCGGTCTTCTTCGCAGATTCGGCTGCGGTCTGTGCGGCATTGGCGGCATCCTTGGCCTGACCGGCGGTCGCGGTCGCACTTTTCGCAGCAGCAGTAGCAGCATTGGCGGTGTCCTGAGCGGTCTTCGCTGCACCATTGGCCGTGTCAGCCGCGCCCTGCGCGTTTTTCGCTGCGGCAGTGGCATTCTCAGCAGCCTTCTTCGCGTCGGTGGTCTTCGCGGCGTTATCCGCGATGTCGGACTTCGCCTGAGCGATTTCGTCGGCATTGCGCTCCACGTCGGCATAGCCGAGATGGTTCCATGCAGAGCCATCCCAGACAAGCGTGTCAATCACGCGATCAGACAATGGCACAAGCACGCTGGGCGAGGCGTTAGGCGCGCCCTGCCAGTACGTGTAGAAGTCGGCCAAGAGGCTCGGTGAGGCGTTCTTCTCTCCCTGCCACCTCGTCCAATACTTTTGCGTCTTGAGCCACAAGTCACCGACAATCAGATTGTCCTTCGGCTCGTCAGGCCCACGGAAAGTGTGATTCTTCGAATGTGCTTCGGCATACGCCTGCGCCGCCGACTCCTTCGCCGTGCTGATCTCGCCATTCGCGGCGGTCAGGTCGCTCTTGGTCTGCGCGATATCCTTCCGGGCCTGCGTCAGGTCGGTCTGCGCCTGGGCGAGCGACTTGGACGCCGCGTCAAGATTAGACTTGTTGGCTTGGATGTCCTTCTGCGCCTGCGTCAGCTTCGCCGTATTATCCTTCAACGCCGTCTGATTGTCAGCCAAATCCTGCTGGATTCGTTTGACCTCTTCCGGCGAGACCGCGGAAGCCACGGTGACAGTGGCGACTGCCGACCAGTCGGAACGGTTGCCCGCATGATCGACAGCACGGAAAGCGTATGTGTGCGAAGAGCCAGCCGTCAAACCGGTAATCACATAATCGCCGATACCGGTCGCGACGGCCGCGATCTCCCTGAAAACACCATCAGTCAAACGTTCGCCGAGAATATTCCTATCCCAGTCGATGGGCATGGACCCGCCATTAGCGGTTTTCCCATCCCAAGCAACCGAAACCACGCCCAACTCGGAAGAGAGAATCGGCTTGGATGGGACCGGAGGCGGTGTCGTGTCCTTGGCGACAGTCAACGCGAACACGCTGGACCATTCGCCCATCTGGTCGGAATACGATGGAACGGCACGCACTCTGATAAGAATCTGAACACCGCAATCCAGATTCGACCAAGACAACGTATGCTCAGTGGTCGTGCCAGCGGAATGCCACTCATGCCCAGTCTTGTTCACACGATATTCGACCGCATACGACGTGATGTCCATGGCGGTGCCATCAGTCGCCAACGTCACATCATCCCAACGGGCCGTAACCATACCACGCGCATACCCGTTCACATTGATATAAGAGTCGGAATTGGCCGACAGATTCTGCGGAGCCTTCGGCACGCGATGGTCCTTTTCAGGAGCCGGAATCGCACCGGACGCTCCACCAAGATGAGCGCCCCCGGTAATGCCGTTCATACGCTTCGTCAAACGAACCGAGGAATCATAATTCTTGTCGTTCAGAATCAACGAAGCCTTGAAACCCTGCGAATCATACTGCAACGTGACCTGTTGGACACGGACCTTCTCACGGTTCGCCACTGTAGGCGCGGTAATCCAATCGCCTATCGTGTAATCGACAAGCGGCAGACAAGACGCTTCTACAACATTCACAGACCTCGTGTACTGTCCGCGAACCCTAGCCGCGTTAGCCAACGTCGGTTTGATAAGCTGTTCTGCGGTCTCCTTCTTGTTCACACCCTGCTGGCTCGAATACAATTCCCAACCGCCCCAAGGCTTCGGAGCGTCCGGATTATCCTGACGGAAATTAATATTGTCGCCACGTACAAGAATCGAGGAAGCCAACCCGTCGATACTCTCGTCATCGGGAGCCTCCGACACATCCTGCGCAAGCGTCACCACACACGACTTGGACAAGTCACGGCAGACGGCGACGCTATCGACGTTCCACAACAACAATTGACGAGCATCGGTACGCCAATCGCATAAGCCGTTGTTCACCAGCGAATCCAACACGTCCTGTATGGAAACGCCAAGATCGTAATATATGCTCGGCAGCATATAGCCCCACTGTTTGCCAGCGGAATCGGCACCAGAAGTGAACCGGCTGCAATCGACTTTCACGCCGCCACGATTCCAATTCTCATCCATGAACGTGCGCATGATCGTGCCAGCGTTCGCGTTCGCGAATTTACGGGTGCCTTTCTCGTCGCCGCTGGTCTCCAATCTGGACGTGTCCAGATTCAGAGCCTTCTTCAACAGCCAACCGTAGGAAATGCCGGTCAACGACACCGTGTCGGACACGTCCAAAGCGTTCCTTGAACGTGAGGCGATGACGAACCGGCCATTATACGGTTCAACCCAACGCCCGCCGTCAGACACCTCAACGGCGATTTCCAATCCGGTTTCAAGACGCCGGTCAAGAATCTCGCCGCGCAAAGCCTTACGCGAATAGCTCACGGTCAGAGCGCCAACGGCATCATGAGTGAACGACACCGTATAGGAAGCCGGTTCAGGCAGCAATCCAAGCTTGCTTCCATTGGCCCGATATGCGACAAGACGAGATTTCAGAGTTTTAACCACAAGCACTCCTCAACTTAAAAGAAGAAGCCAGTGGAAATCACCACCAGCTTCTCTTGAACCTGCACGCCACGCCACCTGAACCAGTGGCTTTGATCGTGATTTTGTAATCGCCTGAAACATCTGGGTTAACCTGCAACCTTCCAGAAGGCAGATAATCCAAGCCAACGGTCTCATCCTGAGCGCCGCCAGACCATGCCGAATCACTGTCGGAACTCCAAGCCGTCAACGATCCAGAATCCAAATACAAGTAAGGTCTCGCATCAACGCGCGTACCAGACCAAGTGATACCAGTGCCAGAAACAGGATCGCTCACCGTTATGCCAGTAACGCCTTTCGGGAACCGAAACACCATGTCGGCTATCGGAGCGTCACCACGACTGTATGGAAGCTGGGTCGAAAGCACAGAGGGACTGGCGTTCGGAACGCCCTGCCAGAACGTGTAGTATCCGGCGGACGGCATCACCGAACCGCCGGACATGACCTTCCCGCCGTTCAAAGGCAGTGAGACGGTCTCATATGCGACGGAACGCCACCACACGTCAGGCATGGCGAACACGGCAGTGAACGGAACAAACCTGTTCGGATGACTTTTTGAATCATCAGGACTCAAAGAGGTCAACTCGACACGGGTGCGCTGCTCGACACCATCGATAATCCGACTCATGACAAGATTCGGCATCGTGCATAACCGCATCAGCCTGGATGATTCACCAAGCACATCAGGCTCCCACGCGTAAACCTGCAACGACAATTGACGTTCCGAAAACCTAGGCGTCATGCCGGAGGGGATGGAACCATGTCTTTGCGGAACCGTCGAAACGGTACGGTCAACACTGATGGCGCTCAACAATGTCGAACCAACAGTGACGATGCAGTTCTCCGAATCAAGAGGAACATTATTCAACTTGTAGAAACACGTGGAAAAAGCCACGATACTCCCCTCTCACATGCCGATCATCGCAGCCTTGTCCAACTTCTGATTCGTCTGAACCGAGATTGGCGTGATGGTCGGATATTGGAAGTTCTGCGTGATGTTGTATGTAGGGCCGCTTTCAAACTTGACATCGTTGGAAGAGCCTGCGGAATAGTCAGAAACTATGGAAGGCATCGAAACACGGGTCATGCGACGCGCGTTCTTCAAATACTGGCTTGGAATGTCGCCACTCGCATTGATGGCGCTCATCACTCCTTTGCCGTACAGGGCCTCCATGCTATGCACTGCGGCGGCACGAACAACATATTCACCAGTGGATACGTCGGTGGAATCGTTCAAAGCGATGGAATCGCTCGTATTCGTTCCACGTCCGACAATCCTGCCGGTTCGTGTCACATTATCGCCCTCGACCTCACCGCCTGTCGCACGTCCTCTCTTGGTTCCGAAAATAGCGTTGAACGTCCTGCTCGCCCAGCTTCTGCCATCGTTCCACAAAGTGCCGAGCATTCCCCAGAAGCTACCGGAAATATTTCCACCGAACTGTGCGTTATACGTGCTTCCATTCCACTGGTTCGCGGTGCGCTCAGCACTGCGTTTCGCCGGTTGGGTGTTGTCCCTCGCGCCGAGTGACGCGGTGGGTCTCAACGAACCGTAGGCGTTGGCGTCGCCTTTCACGTAGTCAATGGTCATCGAAGCAAGATCGGAAGCCTTCAGATTGGTCGTATAGCCATTGCCATCAGTGCCTTTCTTGAACAGGTCGGCATGTTTCCTGACCTCATCGGTAGCGACAACGGCCTGATTGCCGTCTGCGTCCAACACGATGGTGTATTTGCCTGAACCGTCTGTGCTCGCATTGTTCATGAGATTGTTCACGGTTGATTGAACCTCATCCGCGCTGGACAATGCTCCACTGTTGATACCGTCAAGGACCGTGGTGAAGATGGCCGTATTGCCCTCGCCGGGGAACAATGCCCGTAAATCAGACAGGTAGGATGTCAGATTCTGCTTCGACTGTTCCGTTTCGGTCTTGAACAATGTCTTGACCTCTTCAGGAGTCAACCCATACAGTTGTTGCAGTTTCTGAATCTCCGACTCCGGGACGCCCATCGCCTTCGCCGTCTCGTAGAACTGTGTTGACAATTCCTGCTGTTTCGCATTCACCTCATCGGTTGACGCGCCGGAAGCAACCAACTGTTCAAGCCAATCGTGACCTTGGCAATGCTGCATCTGCAAGCTGGTCTGAGCCAACTGTCCAGCCTCGGTCATGTTATTGAACGAGTCTGCGGCACTGTCCCAAACGTTCTGTACACCCAATTCCTTGATGCGCTGGATGGAATCACCCAAACCGTTGTAAATCTGACCATATTCCGTTGCGACACTCAAAGCGTTCTGCTGCGCGGTACGCTGATTGTTGACAATGTCGTTGTACTTCTGCGCGGCACTATTCAACATCTGCTGACGTTGAGATTGAGTCGCAATGGCAATGGAAACCGAATCGGAATCCTCACCCATCTCGATCAAACTCTTCGCATAGCCAGCAGCATGACCATTCGCGACGGAAGTCGCTTCCGCATTATCGATATACTGCTGACGTGCCTTTTCCATTACTGCTATAAGCTTCTTGGCTGCACCAGCTTCATTACCGTAATTCTGCGTCGCGGTAGCCGAATAGGTGCTGTGAGCATCATATGTGGCCTTCAACTGATTCATCATCGAGTTGTAAGCCTTCGTACTGCCGCTCGCAGCCTTGCTCAGGTCAGTGGTCGAAACACCAAGCTTGTCGGCGGCTTCGGCGGTATTCTTGAATCCAGTTGTCCAATCATCCAACCAATTCCAATCAGTCTCAGCATAATTACCGTCCTTGAACGCATCCTGAATCGCGGAAGCGACATTGGATAACGCGCCGGAAGCTTCGGCGGCCGAATCAGGGATCTTACCCAACGCTGTCGCAATATTCTCGGAAGCACGCTCAGTCGCCTGGGCTTTCGCATTGTAATCGGAATACGCTGCGACTGCTGCCGTAATGGCAGCTACGCCCCAAGTCACCGGATTGGAAAGCGTAGACGCAAGCATCCCACCCAAGCCAGACGCCACAGCCTTCACCTTGCCCATCGCGCCCTCAGCAGAGCCGACATTAGACACGAACTTAGAAACAGCGGGATTAGACGCCACCCACCCCTGAGCGACATTCTTCAACGTCACACCAGTACCGGCGGAAGTCACGCCCAACTCCATCAAAGCCTTCTGCCATTGCAACGACTTCATCGTGCTCTCAACCACGGCAAGCTTCACCGTGTCCAAAGCGGTCTTGCCAGCCTTGCCGAAAGTAACAAACACGCCTAATGCAGCCTGAATCGGCTCAGGCAAAGCACTGAACGCTTTAGCAACAGCCTCCGCGGCAGCGGCAATAGACTGAATCAATGGAGCGGACGCGCGAAGCGAAGCAGCCAACGTGCCACCGAACGTCCTCGACAACTGGCCCACAGTCGAAAGCAACTGGCTGAACATAGGACTTACGTCACCAACAGCATCGAACACCTTTTGGAAACCATCGGAAACACCAGACGAGAAATCGGAAATGCCGCCGCTGCTGTTCTTCAACAGACGGCTCACGTTCTTGGTAAACGATGAGATCGTCCTACCGGCATCGCCAAAAACATTGCCAACGGTTATGCGCAACGCATAACCCGCGTCGCCGATCTCCGAAAAAGCGTCATGCATCGAAGACTGCGCGACTTTAGCGCCAACAGCCCACGATTTCAACGTATCTTGGAACTTGGCGGAATTGACGGCCCTATCCGCTTTTTGCAACTCACGAGAGAAGCTTTGAATACCGTTCTGATCCTCAGCCAAAGCGGAGTACAGGCCGGAAGCAATGCCAATGAGCGCTTTCACGGAGTCCTTCAAATATCCAGCCTGTTCGATGACACGCTGCATCGACTTCTCAATCTCACCTGAAGCGCGTGCGTTATCGACCCAACGTGCGAACTGATCCGCAAGCTCACTCACATAACGTGCGGCACGGGGAAGATACTGGCTGGTCGAATCGCCCAGATTAAGAAAAGCCCTGACAAGACTCTCGACGCCTGGCTCCAAATAAGTCAGAGACTTGTTGACATCATTGAAAATGCTTGAAACGATGCTGGCTTTGTCGGCTTCCCCGACCATCTTGGTTATTCCGGCGACGATTCGCCCCTCGTGGTCTGCGAGAGTTGACATTTGTGGAATAAGCGTGTCAGCAATCGAATCAGCCAATCCACGGATAGCCGGACGGGCCTGACCGTAGAACGCTTTCACCACACTGTCGGACAGTTTGCCTAACTTTGTGGAAGCGATGTCGATCTGCTCGCTCCAAGTGGCGCCCTTTTCGCCCCAAATCATCTTCACGGACGCATAGGCGGCACCCAATCCGACAAGAGCGGCAGGAGCAGCCAATGCGGCCTTCGACATGGAAACAATCGAAGAGCCGACACCAAGCACGCTACGAGACATGTTGATAGCGCCAGCGGAAACACCGGCGAACACGGTACCCAATGCGGAAAAGAACGGAACCTTCTCATCCAGCGAATCCATGAAATTCACGAATTTCTGGAATTGGTTGTTGACGGCGCGAAGACCAGTCGCGCCATACGTCATACCATCCAGCATTTTGCCGAAATCAGTGGCATGGAGTTTCGCGTAAATCTCGACGGAACGAGGACGGGTGAGCATGGCAAGGTGAGTACGGGCACCAGCCGTTTTAAGGTCGATGTCCATTTCAAGCTTCTTATAATCTTCTTGAAGCTTCTTGGCCTTCTCACGTGCACGGGTCACATCCAGATCAAGATTGACCTCATAGTGGTAGTTCTTATCCTTGCCGGCGTGGAACGCAGCAAGATTCAGCTTGTCGATGGCTGACTTGTAATCCGTTTCGATGTCGTTCGGAAGACTGCGGAACTTTCGCCTCAACGCCTCCAGTTCGCGTTCCATGCTTTTCGCGCCGTCGAGATAGACCTTCGCATGGGCGTCCATCCCATCGACCTGCCGCAAACGCTTGGACACGTTCTCAAGAACGTTGACGACTTCAGAAACATCGTTGACGTCAACACGGATCTTCGCTTTGCTGTCACGCTTCAACTGCTGCATCGCATTGTCAAGCTGTTCGACAAGACGATTGGCGCGAGCCATCGAGACATTGTTGGAACTGCCCAGAGGCTTGACCTTCTCGATCGCATCCTGCATACTGCGGATGTGCTTCTTGACGTTATCCAAAACGTCGATCTGCTTGTTCGCGTATGCCGTGGTCAGACGGGTGTTGCGTTTTACCGCATCCTGATACGATTTGCTTTTCGCAGTGGCAGAACGCCAAGCATCGCCACCATTGGCGATACGCTTGTTCATCGCGGAAACAGCCTTGTCGGAAGACTGAACTTGCTTGCGCATCGTTCGCAGATCACGCAAAGCGTCGCCCAATTCGACCTTCGGGGATACTTTACGTTTATCAATGTCCCGAAGAACACGTTTCAGATCGGAGTCATCGCCACGAATCTCAACATTCTGGACGATGCCATCATCCTCGATACGCCTTTTCGCAGCACGCCAACGAGACATGTCAACGTCAGGCGTCACACGAACATCGAAATCGTCATCAGCGTACCGGGCGAGCTTACGGCGGAGTTCTTCGCCAAACCCTTTGGTGTTCGGATAAATATCAATTCCAACGGAACCGGCGAGATACTCCACCATAAGAACCCCTGTTTTTCAATCACATGCCCAGAAACGCCTTCATCGACTCGAAGTTGGCGGAAACACGCCTATCAACGCCATCGGCGGCGTGAGGGGGCATAATCGGTTTGAACTCAGGATGCTTGCCGTCCTTGAACTGCAATGTGCCGGAAACCAGCAAGCCGACCTGATTGTAAATACCCAACAGCAGACTCGTATCCTGAGTGAACCCGTGAAAACTCAAACCGGAATCACTCTCGGACTCGGCGCGGGCACGCTCATCAGGATGGTTCAGCAACCATTCCCGATACAACGATTCGTCATACCCAGCAAGACCGCCGATAAGGGTCAAAAGAAAACCGCCGTCATACTCATGCATGGCGGCGGGAAGATTCAAATTGTAAAACCTACGGAAATCACACGTAAGCTCTACTCTGCATTTTCGGTAGGCGTCCTTGACGCTTCGGATTTTCCCAAAGCCACGCTATAGAACATGTGGAGCAACGTGAATACCCGCACCAGAGCAGCCGGGCTACGGCCAGTAACCCACTTGCGGTAAACGTCAACGTCCTTGGCGATCTTCTCGAAGAAACTATCGCCAGCCGCGACCATCCGCGCAACGGCGAGACTTGAATCGACGTCATTGGAACTCTTCTTGCCGAACACGGCATAACTTTCGGACGCGACCGCATCAACCACCATGAAATCGCAGGTCTGAGCCACGGAGAACTCATGAGCCGGAACGAACTCGGGGCATCCGGCCAGTTCCTCGTGCTGTTCGACGAACTCAGCCAGCGTGTCAGGAATATCCGGAACGGTCTTAACAGTGTTCTTATCAGTTTTGGAAGCCATAATCTGTAATCCCCATCAAAAACCCATCTGCCAATCGTTGGAAAGAATTGCCCCCGCACGGATGGGTACATGCGGGGGCAATGGGAAATCTCAGTCCTTCGAGGTCAAACCCGATACGGTCTGGGAGGAATCACCCGGATTCTTACCGCTGGAATCCGGGCTGGTTATTTTGACACGAACGTCTCCGGGGCGAAAATCTGGTACGCGCCAACCTCACCATTGGCACCGGCCTTCAGCACGCTAGTGGATTTCACGACAGCGTTGAAGCTGAACTCCGCGAAATCCTCATCGGCGAGACTGACGTTATCGAACGTGAAATCGGTCTCCGGCAGATACAATCCGAAGCTCAGCTTGTCGGAATCATCGTAGGCGAGAACGAACAACGCCAGATGCTGCACCACGGGCTGCAACGGCACGACGATGCCGCCCTGGTCGCCGGCCCAGCCGCCAGTGACCTTCGTGATGGTGGCCGAATCACCCTGCACGGACGCGCCGGACACGGTGATGGTCGGGGCCTCGGTAGAACTCTTCGCACCGGCGACAAGCCACGTGTCCTTCGTGGTGGTGTCCCCGCCATCCTTGCTGAAGCTGATCTTGTTGTTGTTGGAGGTATGGCCGATATTCTCCCAATTCACGACGGAACCGCTGCCAGCGGCGGCAACAGTGCCACTGTTCAACAAGAACGAGGAAACTTTGGTTGGAAGAGCGGTCTTCGCGGGAGCCGTGAACAACGTACCGCGAGACGCCTGAATCAGACCATCGGCATTAATAGCCATAATGGTGCCTTTCTACTTGAAATTGATAAAAGAAAAGGCTTGACCGATACCGGTCAAGCCTTGAACGAATCGCGGGCAGTCACAACAGCCGACAGCACATACTCCTTGACGTTCTTGCCTTGATTCTCTTTTGAATCAGACTGCCTCTTCTGCGCCGTCACAGACACGGTGCCGACCGTTCCAGCTGTCGTGGACTCCTCGAACGGCCAACCCTGCACCGTCTTATACAAGTGACGTGCAAAACCGTGAGGATTGTTACAGTCAGCGGCCAAAACCGTGAACGTCACGCCGAAACGCCACAATCCACGGTCAAACTGTTCGGGAGCGGAAACATAATAGAGAAGAACCTGTCCACGTTCACCGTAAGCGTTCAAAGGCAAGTCAAGCTCGCTACAGACCTTCACATCAGGCCACTCCTCGCACGGATACGCCCGATTCAACAGTTCATAAACCAACTGTTCCGCATCAATCGACTCACGAACATCAATGGCAAGACGCTGAAAAATGTTGTCCGTCACAATCTCACCCGACTCAACGAATCAAACATGATATGTTTACCCGGAATACGCGCTCTCGGATCACGAGGCCCATACTTGTGTTCAAGCCACCGGTTGAAATAGCCGAACTCCAAATGCGGAGCGACCTGCGTGCCATCACGGCCCATGACGGACATGACAATCTGATGATGCCAGCCGACTTTGCGAACGGAAACCTCGATCCTATCCGCAACGCTTGAATGCGTAGCGGCCTCATTCGCCTTCGCGCGGACGGCAGACACGCTATGCATGGCGGCGCGGCGTGTAAGTTCCGGCCCATACATCTTCGCAATATCGGTAGCGACGCTACGTCGAACCGTGACCCTTCCCAACGCCACCCACCTCCTTCACCCATTCAGGCTCGGAAATGCCGCCATCAAGATAATCGCCAATAACAACACGACGTGCACGAACCTCCCAATGCCGGGAGAAACGAGAACCACTCCCACGCCACGTAGGAGCGCCGTCAGCATCGTAATAATCGCCCTTATACCAGATCCGGGAATAAATGTCGCCGGGCCATTCCCTCGCAATAATCTGCAAAGGAGTGACCTCTTCCAAACCGCCGGGGTTATCCGAAGATGGCGTCTTATCCTCAGCTCCAGAAATAGAGAACATGCCAGCCTGTTGCGCACGCCCCTCAACACAGCAGATGACCTTCACGGGATCGCCAGTCTGCACATACTGGCCGCCGTGCGCGTCCTGAACATGCTTGCGAGGAATCACAACGACATAATCCGTGTCGAACAGCTGTTTCTGACCACCGTAATCGGTTTGGTCATCCTCGTAGAGGTAATGGCGTTCATTCGTATCATCGTCAAACAGAAACGCCATCATCAACCTCCATAACCGGGGTCGAAACCAAGACTGATGTGTGACATCGTGCCAGCGGATTCAGCGAAACCATTCAGAATCGATTTCTCAGCTTTCGACAAGAACAGCCGGGGACTTGGATCATGGCCAGGCTGATTCTGCTGCGGATCATGCTCCGTGTACGAGTAAGAACCGTTCGCTTCGGTTTTGAACCGGTTGAAACGTACTACGCGCAACACCATTTCGCATACGACCGACGCGAAATCACTTTCAGAGAGACGCCCCTTCTTCAAGCGTGTCCGGACAATCGGGCATTCGCTCAAACAGATGAGAGCGGCCTTGCGGCATTGAGCGGAAATCCAATCAGTGTCGAAATGCTCTTCAAATGAATCCGCGTCGGCGGAACCGTAGACGCGCATATACTTCAACCAGTCGATGTTGTCGATGATTGCCGTGCTCATACGCGCCTCCTACATCATGCGGCCAGTACAGTGGCCTTCAAGGTGCTGTTGGACTGCACTAGAACCGGCAATGCAGTACCGTTCACGTAAGCCTCGTATCCCGGAGTCGAAGACGGAGTATTCAGCACGGCTCCGATAGGGCCAGCGTTCTTCTCACGGCTGATGCCATATGCAGGAGTCTGAGCTTCAGCGGTCGGCCCCAACGCGGTGTAACCCATGTTCACGTCACCGAAAGCCGGAATCAGCAGGATGGTGTTCTCAGGGAAGAAGCTCTTGACGCCACCCGGAAGAGTAATCTTGGACTGGCGAGCGAAATCACGATACCTTTCGTCAACAACGTAAATATCCTGAATGCCGGTGTACAGGCTCAAAACGCTCTTCACATCATTCTCGGAAACAAGAGCCGGAAGGGTGGAACCCTGACCGCGGAACAAGTAGTTGATGATGGCCGCGTTGGACATCAAAGCGTTCACAACCTTACGGGTGGTGACCATGATGGTAGGACGCGCACCCTTCTTATCGTCGATAAGGTCGGACCATGTACGCAAATCCTTGACCGGATCACCAGTCTTGTCCCAAGTCTTCGTAGTTGTCAAAGAAGTGGATAGTGCAGAATCACGTGCATAATCCCAAGCTGCATCCTCATTGGATTCTGTGATGCCGAGCTTCGCGTCAACGGCGACGGCCACACGCGCCTTCTCCAGACGGTAGGCCAATTCCTTGCCCAACTGAACGAAATAATCGCTCAGAGTGGTCTTCAAATCTCCGTTGGTCATGGAAATGTTGCCATTTGCGATGTCCTTTTCGGACACGCGCATACGCTTACGCAACGGCAGCATGGAAGTGTAGGACAGCTTCTCGCCGCCAACAGTACGACCATACGGTGCCTCAGCATCCCAAGTGGAGAACTTCATCTCATCAACCTCAGGATCATCCTGATTCGGAGTCCACTCGACAGACAAGCCGGTGAACTGGTCCGGCAGGATGGAAGCGAACGGCAAAGCTGCCGTAGTTGTCTGATAGGCTCCCAGCACGATGGCGGAAGCCTCGTCGGGAGTAATGATGTCCTTATTCAACAGACTCATTGAAAAACCTTCCTAATATGCGAAAACCCGCCATGATGGGCGGGTTTCAAACGGGTAGAAACTAAACTCAGGCAGTATGGCTGGTGTCACTTGCGGATGCGGCGGCAGTTGCCGGATTCAACACGGTCACATGCGGAGCTGCGGCGCCCTTGTCATAATCAAGGAACAATCCCTCCAACTTCGCCTTGCTGAAATCAACGGTGTACGGCAGATTCTTCTTATCGATAACACCCATATAGCGGACGCCGACAGTCGGATACTGATCCTCGAAACCGGTACGAGTGAACTGCACATGCACCTGAGACTCCAAGAAGCCGATGATCGTGCCATTACGGCCATCGGAAGCGTTCGGATCGTACGGGCCATAGTTGTTGGTTCCAGTAATCTGAGCCAGCGGAATACCGGATTTAGTCCAAGCCTCGTAATCATCGTCGGTAATGGACGCGAAGTAATCGTTCTCATGCGACTTGTCCTTGGTGAACGTAGACAAGTCAAGCTGTGCTTCACGCACACCATCGGTGATACGATTGATAAGCCAAGACTGGTCATCCTTCGGAGCGGTCTTGGCGACAGTATGAACCATCTGATTGGCCATATTTATCTCCTTATAAAACTATTTCTTGATTTCGGAATGCTTCACGCCGTAGTTGTAAGCGTCGGAAACGCTTGACTGCGGCTTGCACACATGCATGTTTCTGCTCTGCAACTCCTTCGCCAACTCCGGCGATGGCTCACATGGAGCATTCCCGTCATTCTTTTTCTGCCCCGCTTCAACCGTTTCAGTTTTGCTTGGCATGAACTTCACAAAAGCGTCAGCCCATTCGGAAATCTTTTCCGGCTCAGTCTCCCCACACAAAGTGTCGAAAGCCTCGTCGGTAATCTCTGGATGCAGCTTCTGCGCCTTCAAACGGGCTATCTGCACATTCGCCTTGGCGAGAGCGCCCTCAGTGTCGGCAAGCTTCGCTTCGGCGGCATTGGCACGATCACGATTCTCATACATCTTCTGCTCATTCTCACGAGCCTGATGTTTCCACATGCCCAACTTCTCGGAAAGGTCATCCGCACCATTCTTTTGAGTCGCGGTATCGGCGGCTACAGGAGAAGTGGCAGTGTCCTTCGGCTGCGCGTTCACGCCCGTTTCAGGCGCATTCGTAGATGCCGCCGTTTCAGCGGTATTGGTATTTTCATCAGCCATTAGGCTTGAATCCTTTCAATAGTATTATGCGGCTTCGCCAAGCATCGACCGCATCTGGTTGAGCATGGTCTTCTGCCATGCCATAGCCTGTTTCAAATTCTTGGAAGGCTTGAACGTGAACGTCCTACCCTCATAGCGGAAAGTCACCGGTTTACCGGCCTTCTGCACTTCCTTGTAACGCCGATTGAACTCGATTGCCCGATTCTCCATACGACGGCACTGAGCCAACGTGGATTTACGGTCAGGCGTATGCCAAGCGTCAGAAGCCTTCGACGGAACTGGACTGGGCGTATCCTTCGCATCCTCGGCAAGAAGCACAGGGCCCAACTCGCCATGAGTAATGGTCTTGACCTTCACCTGCTTCAACGCGGACGCGGTAGTACCACCAGCCTCGGCGTACAAGCGTTTCAAATCCTTCTGATTCAACTGGAAACCCGGATCGTAATCACTGCCAGCCGGTGCCACACCACAATGACAGTTAGCGTGCAACGGCAACAAGTCAGCCGTCGAATACCATCGGTCAGCCGCCACCACGCACAAGCCACAAGAACCCGTCTTGGACAGTTCGGGATGTAACACCCTGCGATACTCCAACACCTTGCTATCCTTGTACCGTTCAAGCGTGGCGCTCGTCTGCGCCCTCGAAACATCCTCGTCAACAGTGGTCTGCAAACGGTTGAACGCCTGTTCAATCCACTTATCAACCTCGCTGAATATCTCATCGGTCTTGCTAGGCCACGTTTCAGGACGAATCGTGGGGTTTTTCACCGCAAGACTCCGATACGTGTCAGCCGGACGTTGCGCCACAAGCCACGGATCGGTATTGTCACGAGGAAACACCAAACTAGGCACATCCCCCTTCGGAGTGACGCCCACAAGCTTCAACGTCTCATTCGCATAGGAGACGCCCAAACGGCGCACCTGCTGAATCAACGCCATCTCCAACAACGCCATACGGGATGCGACGGCAAACGTCATACCATCATTCCACCAGTCAGCGGGCGTCAGCATGTCCCACATTCTGTGGGCTTGACTCACATACTGGTTCACCAGCGTTGCACGAGCCTGTTCAAGCGTGTTAGACAACGATTCAAGCGACTTACCGGCCATCAGGACTCGGACTCGCCTTCATCGACAAGCTCACCCTCGACGTTCGGCAAACCATCCACAGCGGACTGGGTTTCATCATCCCAACCCGTAGCCGGTTCCACAGCAGCAACAGGCTTCGCATTACTCTTATTAGCCTGGCCGGAAATGTTGAACTGGTCTGCAAGACGGTTCATATCATCCTCCGACACATCCTGAGCGGTGAAGCCCATCTTGTGCGTGAGAATCGTCCTACGCGCCAACAAGCCACTCTGATACAACAACTGGCAAGCCTGAGCCTGTTCCAGCGAACTGGTCGTGTCCATCGGCTTCCACACCATCTCAAACTCGGACGCCGAAGCATTCGCGGTTTTAGACGCGGCCAAAGCCATACGCACCATACGCACGATAGGCTCAGAATCCAACTCGTTCATCGTCTGCACTTTGAACTTCAACGTCTCACGCTTCAACTCAGCACCATTGGCGGAACCCTGCACGTCAGGCGAAAGAATATCCAACGGAATGCCAGCTGCGGAAGCCAACTGCTTCACATCAGCCATGATGTTGTTCTGCAAAGAACCGGTATCAGTGGTCTGAGACTCCCAAATATCAACACCATCAGGAAGCTTCCACAACGCCGCAGGGCCAACCGCGAACGTGGATGCCAAATCAATAGGATCACCAGCCTGCTTGTCGCCGTCGATGACTTCATGATCCTCTTCGGTGTACGTGGTTGGAACGGTGCCCTTGATGGCACGCTGTCGGAATGCTTGCATCATCGTGATGCACAAACGGTCGAACGTTTCACGGTCGATACGTTTCAGCATCGGCAGATACGGCTCGAACAATCCCTGCCCGTCAACCGTGCTCAAACGTACGATAGGAAGCGAATCGCATCCCTCCGCATAAGAGAAATCAGATGCTTGTGAATCCTCAGCCCACTCCCAATCGCTACCAGGCTCCCAAGCTTTCGCATCAGACGCGAACTTAGCAACCGACGAAACATCGTTAGGATCAACAACGGAACGATCATGTTCACGTTGTGCCGTCTTGGAATACACTTTCGTCGTGGTCTTGCTGTCATCAACAACAAGACGATACAATCGAATGACTTCCTTGTTCTCGCGGTCCAGATACGTGTATTGGATAGCAGCAGTCTCACCAACATCCATCCAGCATTCCCAAGGGCTGAGAGGCGTGATGAATCTCCCACGTCCAGCATTGGAAACCAAGCCAAACGAGCATCCGTAATCGCCTTTGTCTGGCAGCATATTGCGACGAAGAATAAAATTCAGGCCGCATTGTTTCGCCATCCTATCGGCATCAGTATCCTTCAACGAGGAATCCTCGACCTTACGGAAACCATTAGGCTGCTGGCGGTCGGTCACGCTCTCACTGATACGACGGGCGAGATTCACAACACCCAACTGGCGCATCAGCTTGTACACTGGGGCAGCGTTCGGATCAGTGCCTTGAGGCACACTGTTCGCATCCACCATCTCCCTGCCATCCTTGAACAGTTTCAATTCGGCAAGATACGGCAGACGAGCGCCCCACTCCCGCGCCAGATTGGTAATGACGTAAGCATCATCGTCATCATCGGAAGCGTTCTTAATCATCAACGAGTCAGACACTCGAAATCACCACCTAGTAGATTCTCATCGGAGCGGAACGGCGTTTAACCTCAGCCAACTCCAAATACTTTCCACGAGCCGTATAAGCCAACAGGCCAGCCATGCACGCATCAATCTTGTCCGGCGAATTAGGAGACTCCTTATAAATCGCATACCCAGTACGGGTCTCACGCCTACGCGCATTACGGAAATGATTCACCAACCGCGGATCAGCAAGCAACGCGATATCATCCTTGACCGGTTTGCTTTTCTTATCCGGCTCCGTATACGGGTAACGGAACGCTGTATGCGCGTTATCCAACGCGACCTGCATGTCCTTATACCAGTTGTTAGTCCAGAACTTGATCTTGTCGCCGCTCTTACGCGGACCGACCTTCAACTTCTTCCCGTAATCCTTCTCCCAACCGCCAATCATCTGCTCGAAATACGCGACATCAGCGAAGAAGCCGACCACATTGTAGTTGTCCATCATCCAACGGGCCATGCCGTCGAACGCATCACGGTTCACACGCCAAGTGGCCTTCTCAGGCCCATCAGGAGCGGACTCCAACTTGATAAGGAACAACATGCCATCGGACACGCGGCAACCCACAAGTGCCGTCGAATCATCCGACACGGAACCATCGAACCCCAACGTAATAGGCTCACGTTTCGTCACGAACCGTTGCCACGCGCCATCCAAACGAATCGAATTGAACGCGGTGTGCATTTCATCCCGATACAGCATGTGGGATTGAATGTCGGACTCCGTAAGCCAAGCATCATGCACGCTCGACAAAGTGTTGAAATAGTAGCGCATCGAATCCGCAGGGTCTGAATCAGGCTGGTAAATCTGATCCATCTGACCATTCAGGTCAATCCACCCATCCTTCGACGGGCCAAGCTCACCATCCCAATACGTGTGCCCCTCGTGGTCAACACCATCAGCATTCAACACGGTCATACGACCATCCGGCAATATCAGATGATCCTTACCGTCCGAACTCTTCGCACTCGCACCATACGCGATCTGCAAGGCGCGGAGAACCTTCTTCTCGTCAGCGAAATCATCCAAGTCGATGTTCGCGTACACATGGTCGAAGTAGATGCCGCTACGATGCTTGATTTTGCCCGAAGCGGTATCCCACGCATACTTGTACGATGTTTCAGCGATGGACTCTTCGCCAGGCTTGTACATGGTGGACGTTTCAAGAATCCACGGGTCTGCATCACCTTTACGTTTGCCGAGGTTACGTTGAACGGTCTTGTACATGTTGCGAAGCTTGTTCGTGTTGTACAAGTGGGTTTCATCACAAGCGGCGAACGTTTCCAAACCGCCATCCTTGGACGCGGCACCACTCGTGGTGGGAACAATCTCCCCACCCTCCGGCAAGCCGATACGGGTACGACCAACATCAAGGCCGACACCCTTCAACTGGCTTAAAGGGCCTTGATCGCAGTTGTAGTAAATCGAATCGAAAATGTTACCAGTCTGGCCTTCGGCGGTAGCCAAGCAGAGAATCTGCGGCATCTGCACCATACGTCCAACAGGCTCACCCTTCGCATACGGGTAGACCTCGCCCAGAAACTCGTAAGTCTCCCCTTCTTCCGCCCAATGGTCGAACCTGCAAGGAGCCAAACCCTCGAACGCGCAAATGCCAGCGGCCTTACCGGACTTGTTCTTACCCTTCGCACGCGAATAAAACACACGATTGAACCGGCGGGTACCCCACTCGGTCAACGCATAAGCGTGAAGCATGAACACGTACTCGTCCATGTCGAACGCCTCAGGCAAGCCAACACCGCCACCACGACCAACACGGAAGAAAGTCTCAATCCACCAAACCGCGAACATTCCCATCGAACGAGTCAAATCCTCGCCATGCAATTCGGGAATGCGCGTATGCATCAGGCACCACCATCAATGACACGCAAACCCAATGCGGAAGCACGCTGCCTGTTCCGTTGAACGTTACGAGCACCCTCAGTATCGCCCTCATACGCGGAAGCCTTCATATCGTCAGGCTGCGGAGCATCGAACTTCAACCTCACACGAGCTTCGGGTGTAATGCCCAACGTGGCCTCACGCTGACGAATCTCGGAAGCCAACATCCAACGGCCCTTAGTCTTCGGACGCCAGAAATCATCCTTCAACAACGCCAAATCCTGAACCGCGTACCAGTCGGCCTCAACACCCATACGCTGAGCCAACGGACTGACACGAAGCGACTCATACCACTTCTTCGTCCGTTCAAGCCACTCCTGCCCATCAGGGCGAACAGCAGGAAACTCCAAACCCATCGGACTATCAGGCGCACGAAGAATCGGATTCTTCGACTTCTGCGCACCACGACCATTACCAGCCACAGCCAGCCTCACAATCCGCCCGTTTCAGGCAATACGCGAAGCTAGGACGTTCCACCCTCGCAACGCTTGTGAACCAGCAGACGATTCGCCAAAGTCGCACTATGCGACTTCTCCAACGGAACCTTCCACACGAAAGCGGCACCATCGGCACCACTCGAACCAACATCAACCAGCTCATGGCATTTCGCGCACAAGCCGCCACACTTCTCAACCACCTGAGAATCAGTAAAAGACTCAACAACAAGCTCGGACTCAAGCTCGGACACGTCAACCGGACGCACGTACATAGTCGTTTCAGGCTTCACCGGCAACGACTTATCATCATCACGAGCACGCTTATACGCCACACGGCAACGCCCAGAACAAAACAACTGGTCGGAACGCTTCGGATCAAACCACGTATGGCATTGAGGACACATGCGCTGACGCAACGGCTTCAGCGGAGACCCCGAATAACGGTCACGGTCGTAATGCGAACGACACAATCCCTTCGCACACACCGGATTAGCGCAACCGGCAACCGCGCACATGAACTCATTCACTTGAAAGCCGGGTGAGAATACCAACGCTTCTCCCTCCGACTCCTACCCTTCGCACGACGAACCTCAGCAGACTCACCCTCGGTCTTCCGCTGATGATGCCAACGACACAACACCCACAAATTCTCAGGACGATCATCATCATGGACGGGATTACGAACCTTATGGTCAACCTCATTCCCATACCGTCCGCACAGGCGAACATTCCCGTAATCATCCTTGACCGGCCACTGGCACCTATGCCCATCCCGTTCAAGAATCATCGCACGGACACGCGGCCAACCAGGATTGAACCGTTCATCACGATGGGAACTAGACCACGCCACAATGCCTCCACAAAAACAGGGTTGGCCGGTGCTGAGCAGGAAAACACGCCAAAGGGGAAACATCCCAGCAGGAAAAGTTCTCAGATCAACCAACCCAAGTGCTCCGGGAGGGATTCGAACCCTCACACCCTACAGGTAGCGCATTTTGAGTGCGCCGCGTCTACCATTCCGCCACCAAAGCAAAAGAACAAGCGTCCCACACTCCACCCACAACAGGACCATGGGACGCTCGTTCAACCCCCAGAGAGCCATAAGGAACCAATGGCATCATCACAATGGCTTTTTACCGCCAGCCACGGCGCGCGGATGCTGAGGGAGTCGAACCCCCGAACCGTTCCCGGTCGCCACCTTAGCAAGGTGGTGCAATAAGCCACTCTGCCAAGCATCCAAAATGCAAGAGCCGCCGCAGCGACTCAGGAGACTGTTCCCGCAGACTAGGCGGGTCAGCTAAAACTAGAGCCGCCACAAGACGACTCCGAAGACCTTTCCCACAGCCTGTGGGTAGGCTGAGCACAGCATGTTGGACTCGAACCAACATCGACGGTTTTGGAGACCGTAATGCTACCGGTTGCACCAATGCCATATACCCGACTTAGTTAACGTCCAAGTCGGAAAGACGTTCGGCATGGTGGAATGGGCTTTACCACCAACGGCAAGGAACGTGAAACATCTATGCACCCGTTTGGCCGTGCCTCCCCTTCGGTCATCAACCACCTGATTAAGGCAGGGAGCCTCTTATCCCCCACATGTTCCAGCGGAGATATTCGAGCAATGCCATCGATCTCATAGGCAGCTACCCCATGAAACCTAGAGCAAACCCCGGGAATCGAACCCGGCAACCAAAAGGCTGTGCCAACAGGATTGCAGACCAGCCCAAAATAATAGGTACGAGTCCATGTAAGCCACGTCCGGGATAGACTGGTCGGATTCCACTGCTGACTGCATCACACCTAGGATACTCACGCTACGCGCAATGAGTGATAGCAGCCAGATATCGATGCGGACCCGAGCTGCGCTCTACCACCATCAACATCAATCCAAGGAACATTATACACAATATGTAGGGTGCAGAAACGGTTGCAACCACTAAATATGTGAAGACTTCGTAAGTAACGGGTAATCCAAAAATGTTCCAGCGAGCATTCAGCGTCAGCACTAGAGAGCCAGCGGCCCGGCTTTTTGACTCGGGGGGCACTCCCCTACGGGGGTGTTTGTTGCATGGTGCAACGTTGGAACGTTTGTGCGATTGTGTTTTGGCGTGTCGTGTGGTATCGCGCGGGCACGTTCCCTTGTATGCGATCGTGGCCGTGCATGTCGTGGCCACGTCGTGCCCGTCCGTCATGTCGTGGCCGTGGCCGTCGTGCCGTGGCCGTGGCGTCCCTGGGTGTGGCCGTGGCCGTGGCGTCCGTCGCGTCCTGGACGCGGCCGTGCCGTGGCTGTGGTGTCGTGATTTGTTTCGCCGTCGCGCGTCTGCGACACGCCGATGAATGCTAGTGTTTGCAATGGTTTTGGCGTGGTCTATGTTGACTCGATTTGCCTTACGTTTGTAAGGCGTGTATAGTGAGAGCCATCAAGCAAACGACAACGAAGAGAAAGGAAAGACACAGCAGCGGATACGCAGACCGGGACGGCAACCCGGAAGCCCCGAAGAATCGGCGGCATGGATGTTTGACAACTGAAGAGTGGACGCGGCAGAGACGCGGCGGAATGCGACTAGGTATGATGCACCCTCACATCATGCAAGGCCGAACCGTCGTCGAGTCGCTAACGTGGCGCGGTGTCCGGCATGGAATTGTCCCGCGCTGTCTGAGTGGTCTACAATGGCCTCTAATCCAAGTTAGGAGTAGGGCCATGGGATTAAAAGAATTGAGACTGAAGCGCGGGTTGACGCAGCGTGAGCTAGCCGAAAAGGTTGGCATGTCAGGCGGCAATATCGCGGCTATCGAGTGCGGTAGGCGCTCTGAAGCTAACTTAACCTTAGCCACTGCAATAAAGCTGTGTGACGCACTTAAGGTGCGTAATCCGCGTAAGTTACTTGATTCTGATTCTGAAACTTCTGCGGATTGAATGTAATCCGCTAGGGCTAGACGTGTCTTTATGGCGTGGCTAGCTCACGAATGAGTAGAGCCGGATAGCTGCAACTATCCGGCTCAATTGCTCAAAATTAATTTATCCGATTTAACTAGAGCCCTCTCATTTTAGCAAGGGGGCTGGAATGGAGTGTCAAAATGTATACCGTTGATGAGACCTACAAGAATATCGAAGCCGAGTTCAAGCCCCGCAGCAAGTGGGACCAGGGCGTGAAGGATACCGCACTGGCATTGCTTGATTCGCTCGACATGCCCGAAACGGTTCTTCCCGACCACTTCGGACCGCGTCGCGCGCTGTTGCTGAACGGCGCGGACAATTGGCGGGAATACAGTTACGGCGGGTGCGCTCTCGTGTACAACGTGGATATCGCCGCCAGGTTCTTCACCCCGTCCGAAATGCGCCGGTACATGGCAGACGGGCATGATGCAAGCATGGCGTTCCGTGGCGAGCCTCTGCTTGACTTGCAGGCGCGTGCCCTCAGCCAGGCGGAGCGTGTTATCAGCCGGTACGCGCGGGAACACTGAGGGGCAAGTCATGTGTGAGAAGTGCCCCATCGATCAACGTTACCCGTACTACGGTTTTCCTGTGACGCCCGATTCCCGCAAGCTGCGGGATGAGGCCGAGCGTTACCGTGAGATCGCTATCCGCTGTTTCGTTGCCGAGAGCGATTGTGCCGACGTGAAGCGGGCGGATGCGCTGTGGCGTGAGATGTGCCGTGCCAGTGATGAGGCGCGGTTTCTGTGCAGCAATGCGCGTCGTTTGGAGATGGAAGAAGCCCTACAGTGTCGGGCTATCGAATATCCCAATTGTCCTAACCGCAAGCGTATGCGCTGACTTATTCCAGGCTTTCGGGCGTGAGCCTATCAATCACGCCCGTTCTTGCCCTGTCGGGCGCTATCAATCCTTTTTACACAATCGAGGTGTTTTAAAAATGCGTAAGAAGATTACTCTGCTTGTTGCCGTCCTGTTTGGCCTGTTGGCTTTCGGCGTGGCCTGTTCCCCGGCGTTGAGTGACCAGCCTGTTGCCGATCCGCATGGCACGCCTGAACAGCAGTGGACGTGGTGGCTTGAAACGTATGCCACGAAGGATTACAGCCAAGCCGACCTAGCGAGCTACCGTGAGTTGTCCAACATTCCGCAGTGCGGCATGGAGGACGGCAGCACTTCGGACGGCTACGAGCGTATCTGCGAGTGGCGTGGAAGCGTTGACGGCAATCAATCCGGCACGTCATACGTTTTGGTTGACGGTAGCAAGGTTTTGGAATGGTGAAACCGCTCAGGGCCGTGCGGTAAACGGCCCATCAAATAATCAAGTTTTCATACAAGGGAGTTTTAAAATGTCGAACAAGGTTAACGGTCTGTGGGCCGTCAATTCCAGCAGTGTCTTCATGTTTTTCGATTCCGTCAATAGCCCGAGCGTGTGGCGTTTCGAGATGAAGGATGGCGTTGAATCATGGCGTATGATTCCGGGCGTGAAGAATGCTCAGGCGGTGCGTGGTGTAGCTGCCGCGTATCGTGCTGACGGTGGCACGTGGCTTGACCCTAACGGGGCTGATTACGCTCAGGCCGTGAGTGAGATCGGTGACGTGCCGTTGATCGTGGAACGTGGCGATTGCATGGTTTCCTCTGATTGTGGGGATTATACGGCGCATGGCGTGAGCCTGTCGGACGCCGACCGTGAGCATGGTTGGGAATTGTCTTATGAGCATGGCGGCATGGTTGTGTCACGTGACATTTCATTCCTCACCCCGGCCGAGTGTGACCATCCTGAGATGTGCGAGACTTACGATGATTTGCCGGTTGTCGCCCCTGAACCGCAGTCGGTTGAGCCTGAACCGGATACGGTTGAGATTCCTGAAGTGCCGCCGATTCCGTCCAAGGATACGCCGAAGGTGATTGCGCAGCATGGCGTCAAAGCGCGCGTGGTCACGATTCCAGGTGGCAAGTCGGTCAAGGAGTTGGCTGACGTGTTTGGTGGATATGTGCATAAGCCGCGTGGCTTCCGTGATTCCAAGGGCCGTCGCGTCGCATATGTCGCGTTCGACGGTAAGAGTGGCGTGGTTGCGTACCGTGACTATTACCAGCGTGGCAGTGACCAAACGTTGGAAGAGTCCGTGGCCGCGTACCTCTCTCAGCATGAGATTGTCGAGGTGGCCTGAAATGTCACGTGTCGTCATCACAGCACAGCAGGTCAAGGCCGCTTTGGATGCTACCGGCTATTCGTCCATCGACTCGAATATTCAAACCGTGTTGAGGGAAATCGGCAAGCGTCCCGCATTGTTGACCGCGTATCTCAGCACGGTTATCAACGCCGCTGCCGACAATCTGCCTGATCCGCGTCATATGGATTGCCTGTTCTGAAAAGTTTGGCCGGACGGTACTAGGAATATCGTCCGGCCATTGCAAACAGTAATTAACTCAACCAAACCATTTGCAAGGAGATTCTATCATGTCCCGTCATTATTACGCTGTTTATTGGCCTTACGGTGTCAACACTTTCAATTTCGACCATGAGCCGATTGGTACTGTTGTCCCATTCGATACGACTAAAGCGCGTGACGCTTACGTTGCTGCTGACCGGTTCGACGGTAATTTTCATAAGAGCGTGCCGGATTATCGATTGATGCGCAAGATGATGCTTGGTGCGCTGAGAGAGTTCCGTTCGTTGGATTCCAAGGGCTACGACGGCTGGCGTGTGGATGGCGTCTTCTATGAGTCTCTTGGTGATGCGTACAAGGCGATGTTCGATGCTGATGCGCAGTTGCGTTATGAACTGTTCGGTGACGTTGATTCGAGGGAGGCGTGAGTGTCATGGAAACGTTGAAATTGTGGGCTGATTTTCATGTTGGTCAGCAAATGTATGCATATGACCATTTTGATGTGGTCGAGCGTAAGCGTTATTGGCGTCCCGTGTCGAAAACGTATCTTGTGTGCGCGTGGCTGCGTGACTTGATTCGTGGGATGCGTGATGCGCGCTTGTGTGGATTCCAGGGTTGGCTGTACTGCGTTGTCAAGGATGGCGGGTTCACCACTCAGGAGTTCATGGGTCTTAATGACGAAATCGAGGTGTTGTGATGATTGACGTGAATATGCTGCCGCGTGAGCTTACCGGCTATGTGGGTCATGTCTGCGGCCTGTGGTTCGGCAGTTATTTTATTGATTTTGAGCCTGTGTTCGTCCATTCCACGGCGGGCATCATCGGTGAACTGTACGAATACCTGGTGGATACGGTTCAGGACAATTCGATGAATGGCGGCTTGGATTATGAGGATGCGGAAGAGTACGCGAAGTTGGCGGCTACCGTTCCGTGGTCTATGGAAGAGATTGACCGCGTGGCGGAACAGTCTTTCCGCTACGTGTCTGACCGAACGTTGCAGGTGGCTTACGCCTTGTGTGTCCTCACTTTTGATGCGATGTTCCCGCAGAAAATCGAGGTTGTCAAACCGGACGTGCGGGAGACGTTGTTGAGCGTGGCGTTCCCGCATGATTGGCAGCGCCGCATGGCGGAGTCTGACCATGATCGCGTGAGCGTCTATCGCATGGGTTTGGAATGCGTGACGAAAGCGTATGACAAGGTTTTCGACCGTCTTGGGGAGGCTGACTGACATGACGCGCAGTAGGAACAGACGGCTTCGCCTCATCCCATCGCACCTTCCGCTGATCCGCGACAAACTCGCGGAATACGAGCGGGTCGCATTAAAGGAGGAGATGGCTGCGCACTCGCAATACGAGCGGAGCATGGAAGCGGCTTGGAATTTCGCTGATAATCTCGCCGTCGCGCAGCTTTGGTGGATCAGCCGGGACATGACGGCGCTGGCGGAAGATACCGTCCGGGCAGGTGATTTCCCGAAATCGGAAGCGCCGGCGCAAAGCGGGCTTATCTTCTTCGACGGGGATGTCCAAATGGTCAGATTCCCCGTGACCGACGACGCGACGGGAAGGAAGGTCGGAGACGCCCATGTGTCGGCGCTCTTCTGGCAATGCGACGGCAACGGCGATATCGAATTGATGGGATTCACGGACCATCCATGCGCTCTGAAGGAATGCGACGCGAAATCATTCTCACTGCCGGTCATCAGATTCGCCAACGGCATTTTCAATGAGCATGTCGGCGGTTTCCGATGGTTCGGCGATCTGCTGCGCGCGGTGTGGGCGTTGAGCGCGGAACCGCATATCTGCGAGGCGAAACCGGCGAAACCCGATATGGCGCATCCGCTGCCACAGCGTTTCGACCCGGAAATCCGCAAGGTCAAGATGCTGGTGCTGCGTGAGAATCTGCATCGTCCGGGCGGAAGCGCCGATGATGACGAGCGGGTGCGACGTGAATATTCGCATCGTTTCATCGTGCGCGGCTTCTGGAGGGATCAGGCGTATGGGCCGAATCATTCGCTGAGGCGCAGGCAGTGGATACCGCCATTCGTCAAAGGTCCAGCCGATAAGCCCTTGATCTGCAAGGATACGGTGCGCATATGGAGACGTTGAGCGACATGATCGCCGGTTTTCTCGCCGGCCTGACGCCGGGCACAAGGGCGGGGTATCGGAGCGTCGTATCGCGATGGCTCCGCTGGTGTGCGGATAACGGCATCGACATGCTGCGGGCGAAGCGCACCCATATCGAGGTGTTCGCCGCCTATGACGGCGGCATGCGGCCAGCGGCGAAAAACACGGTGTGCAGGAATCTGAGCGTCGTTTGCTGCCTCTACCGCTATCTCTGCGAGGAGGGGTATATCGACTGCAATCCTGGCGAGCATGTGCGTAGGCCGAAACTGTACGGTCATTCGGATGGCACGTACCTCACCCGCGAGCAGGCTAGGCTTTTTCTGACCGAAGCACGCGGTATGGGTGCGCGGACGGATGCCCTGTGCAGTCTGCTGCTGTTGACCGGTGCGAGGGTCGGTGAGGCGCTTGGGTTGGATGTCGAAGACTGTCATCTGAATGACGGGCGTCCGTGGGTGCGGTTCGACCGCAAGGGCGACTGGTCTCAGCGTGTGGCCATTCCCTCCGATGCGGCCGAAGCTCTCGCACGACTCATTGGCGAACGTAGGCGTGGTGCGGTGTTCCGTGAGGATTCCGGCGCGCGTCTGCGGCAGCAGACCGCCGTGGGCATCGTATCGTCCGTGGCATTGCGCGTGGGCGTGCCGGATATTTCGCCGCATTCATTGCGGCGAACGTTCTGCACGCTCTCCCGTGACGCTGGCGTGCCGGACAGGGACATCATGGCCGCAGGCGGGTGGAACAGTCCGCAGATGCTCGACTATTACGACATGTCCCGTCGCGGGCTGAATGGCAAAGCTGGCGACGGATTGCAGGATTATCTGGGCAAGGAGGATTGATTTCCACAACACGCCCGACTTGAAATGTTACCTTTGGTAACATATATTGTAGTTAGCAACAAACGGGAAGCATCAAGGCATCCCCACAATCACAAGGAGATTGAAATGATTACCATTCGTATCGAAAAAACCAGAGGCCACAAGTGGAATGAGACTGGCACATTCGCACTGGAGTTCCCGAAGTCGGAATTACGAAAGCGCGTCTATGATTGCCAGCTCGACAAGGACGGCGAAACCGAAGACGCATGGCTTTGCATCCCGTCCGAACGGCTCCGTGCCAAGTATGAGCGGCTCGTCGCTGACGAGGAGTCCACGCAATCCGATTACGACAAGCTGTACGAAGAGCTTTCGGCTTACTCAGACACGTTGACCACCGAGCAGCTCATGGACTGGTTCATCGACCTGAACGATCCTGAAACCATCAGCGGATGGACCGAGCGCATCGAAGCCCACAACGCCTACATCGACGTGATGGAGCCGAACAATGCGGTGCTCAGGAACCCGCTTGACGTGGATTCGACGTTCCATATCCGCATCTACGATTACTTCATCGATTTCCATGAGGATAGGGAGATTGTGGACGACTTGGAGTTCACCCCGTCCGACGTGGAGGCGGATGATTGGACGGAGGACATCAAACGGTGTCTTGAGGAAAACGGGTGGCGTCTTGACTCCAAGATCGGAACGGATTCCGATGATTCCGATTTGCTGGTGTTCGATTGCGTCAAGGCGTGACGTATTCCGCTGAAAATCGTTGTTCTGCCGGTTCCAGCGTGTTTTTCATGCTGGAACCGACGTTTTCCGTGTTTTCATGATTGTCTGGAGGTTTGATGACGTTTGGATCGAAGGCCGCTTTTCGCGCGGCACGGGAACGCTGCGGCATCAGTCAGAAGATGCTTGCCGACCGTTTCGGCAATGCCGTGTTGACGGTGAAACGTTGGGAGAAGCCTGGCGAGGCGGAACCACCGGCAGACGTGCAGGCATGGTTGGAAAGTATGCTCACGCAGCATGTCGAAGCGGTCGAGGCCGCGTTGGATGCGGTGGACGGGATTGAGGAAGTCCAAGGCAACCCGCCTGACCATGCTGACTTGCTCTACTATCGTTCGCAGGAACACTACGACCGTTACGGACGGGACAAAGGCGATTACGCGATCGTCAATGCCCGCAGCAGGGAGATAGCCGCGATCCTTGAATCGCAGGGTATCGAAGCGCGGTTCCGTTATCCCGAGGATGATGAAGCCGGTTTCCAACGTTTGGCGAACACTCGCTAAACGCATTTGTTGTTAACAGGGCCATTGTAGACCACTCAGACGTTGCTTAACGCGGTTTGTAGCCAGTTGTCCACTAATTCGGCTTCGTTGACTGGCTCGAAACACCATGCGTCTAATCCGACGTTGATCTCATTGTGATGCCTGCCGAACTCAAGCGGGTCATGCGCGTGCGTGTGTCCATGCAGAAGCAGCGTGTTGTTCATGCGTGGTATCGCGTATTCGGCTAATTCCGGCGCGTTCCAATTGGTTGAGACTGCGCCTAGGGGTTTGCTTTGCGTGAAGTCTTCACGCCATTGGTAGTGGCTTAAAAATACCGTGTGTGGATTGTTGCCCCACACGTCTCTGATTTCGGTGATGCCGACTCTTCCGACTTCCACGAACACGCTTGCCAACTTTTCCAGCGTGCGGGTGGAGCTGTGCAGTTCGTGGTTGCCGAGAATCAGGTGTCTGCGTTTGCGTGGTACATGCAGGTTTTGGATGCGCATTATCGCTTGGTCTACGCTCCACGTACCACCGGAACTGATGTCTCCGAGGATGTAGAGTTCGTCTTCCTTGCCGACGTATGTGTTTATCGTTCGTATGATGTCGGCATCGTGCCGACGCCAGTCAACACAATCCTTGAGTTGTCTGCCGTCGTGTTCGGCCTGTTGTTTGATTGATTCGTCGCGAGCGTATCCTGGTCGCGCGTAACCGCGTAGCGCGGCCACGAATGGGTGTGCGAAATGCAGGTCGCTGGTGAACCATTTCATTGCATCTCCTTTTTCGAGGTTGACCATTTTGCCGACGTCAGGAAAATGGTCAACCTGTCTGTGTCATGGTGCGGGCTATGAAGCGTCTTCCACGCGTGGTTCGTCTTCTACCTGTAGTTCCGTGTCCTCGCGTACGATTGCTTTGATATCGTCGTTGACTTGGTTCGACAAGTGCATGATGATGTGAATCCGAGTTCTTTAAGCTTGACGGCGTATGGCGGATTCGATAGGTCGATTTTCACTTTGCATCCTTTCCGACGAGTCCCCAAATATCGTCCACTGGATTGGTTTGCTGCATCAGCATGTACACGTCCGCGATACGGTAGATGGGATGCCGCCCTTCCTTGCGTACCGGGGTGAGCTTGCCCCTGTGCGCCCATGATTTCAACGTGTTCGCGGATACGAGGTATCCAGCCTGTTGGAGTTTGCTTCTAATGTCCGAAGCAGTCCCCGTGTAAGTGCTGTGTTTGATCTTGTCTTGCATGAGTGTCCTCAAAAAGTTGATGTTCCAAACGTTCCTGCATCCACGGCATTTGACTTGTTTTGCCGTCTCGTCAGCCGATAGTGGCATGTTGCAGTCGGTGTTGGGGCAATTGCCCAAGCTGACAGTATGGCCTTGATTCAACAGGCGCTGGCACTTGTCGCGTGCGATGCGGATTTCAAGCGCGTACACGGGTGTTGCCGTTGAGCATAGGCACGCGGGTTCGCCTTGCTTGTTTTTCTTGACGGCTATCCGCTGCGCCAACACGTTCAACGGATCGTGATTCAGGTATTCGACGCCTAAGCATTTAGCGAACGCGGATAGTGTGCCCCACACGCTATCCATGTGTTCGTCACCCTCATACAACAGGTCGAACACTTGCTCTCGCAATGGCGGATTATCAGAGTATCCTCCCCCGCCACCGTTAGCGTCATGGTTCTTGTTGATGCGGTTCATCTTGTCGGTTTCCAAGTAGCCGATGTTCTTCGTGAACCATTCCAAGTCGGCTAGGAGCCGCTGTTCACATTCAGGGCAGAGTTGCCTGGTATCGTCTCGTTCACGCCCGCAACGCAACAGTTTGCAGTCAGCCAATCGCACGCCTTCCAAAATCATGGTATGTTGATTCCGCACCGGTGCCCGAAGGCGTGCGATTAATGCCGGAACATGTCTAGTATACCGGTTGCACCCAACCTTGCAACCGGTATTGGATTAACGTCTCAAACAGTCTCCCGCTTCCGTTTTCTCTTCTCGGGTTGAAGCAGGTAGTAGTTGCGTTCGTAGGCCGCCTGTTCCTCACGGCTGAAATGGTGGAATGTCGGACGATGCGCAAGCTTGTATCGGCGGTTGCATTCCAAGACTTGCTCACGGTGGGCCATCCGCCACTGTCGCGTGTGCTCACGTTTCCGTGCGAGCTGTTCCGCAGTAAGCTTGACCGGCTTTTTCGACGCTTTCGCCTTCTTCTTTCCGACTGGCGGCTTCTCAGACGGCTTGCGCCTACCACGACGAAGAACTGCTATGTCAACCGCGAACATTTTCATGATCTCGTCGGCGGTAGGCTCATTCATTCCGTTTGCTCCAATGATTTGCAGTAGTCCTCTCGATCACGTACAACACGACGGCCTCATTGTTGTCCAATGCCAGTGGGTTCGCTGCCGTGACGTTGATGATTTTCCACCCATCATCCAGATAGTCGATGAGTTTAGAATCATTCTGCACACGCACACCGTTACCGGTGAACTTCGTGTATACGGGGATTAGCTCATGTTCCATTATTTCGTTTCCCCGTCCTTGCCGCTAGCATTGTCCCAATCGCAGGAAAGACCGCCTCCCCCCTTGTAGACGTTGAACCTGATGCATGTCACGGCCCTACCGTCGTGCAACTCGATTCTGCACTCATCGACAGCGAAGTCGCCTCGCACATCAATGCAGTCACTACCGCCTTCAACATCGTCAGCATCCGCTTCGTTCTCGCATCCGGCCAGCGGGAAAACCATCGCTACGGCCATAAGCACGGCCATTAGCCCTCGTTGAACATTCTTGTTTCCTATCATTTCGTCTCCTTGATTGTCTTATCCCGTCGATTTCGACGGGTTTGAATGTGGTCTAGAAGTGTTTTGCCATCCAGTCGGCGATGAACAACGCGACGATCGACGCAAACGACGCGAAAGAAAGCAAACCGAAGACAATGGTGAAAACAATCAAAACAGCCTTCATTCCGTCACCGCCTTACGTGCCACTTCGAGCACTTCTTTCGCCCGCGCGATGTAGTCTTCCTGATATCCGCAGATTTCACCGGCGTAATCCCATGCATCGTCTTCGTCCTTCGCCACATAGTCGCTTTCGATGCCATCCCATTCGCAGCTGTTCCAGCAGAGCCGTTTCGCCACGGCCTCCACCTCGGCGTCGGTTGGTGGAGCGGAACGTCCGGCCATGTACGCTGTACCGGCAAGCTCACGAACCGTCTGAAAAGTCAAATCATCATCCATGCCACGCTCGTAAGCGTTGGCCTCGTCAAGCATGATGCTCAATTAGTCCTCTTTCCGTTAGCTTTGACCATGGCCCACAGGATTTCGCTTGCCGGACGCCTCCTGTATGACAGGTCGTTGTAGGACTGCACATAGTCGAGAATCAGTTTCGAGCCGGTCGAATCCGGTGTCAGAATCGCGTTCACTCGCGGCGGCACCATCTTCTGCCATACGATCTCGTCACACAGTTCCTTCGTGCAGACCAGATAGTTCTGATCGCCGTAGAACGTCAGTCCGTTGCCGCTAGTGAAGTCAGCCATGCATGACTTGACCTCGTAGAACTCGAAGCAGCCTTTCTCGACGCTTGCGGGCACCGGCTCACCGTTGATGTTCCAGGGCTTGAAGCCCACGTAGTCCACGCGCCTTTCGTCGGGCGTGTTACGGTCGAAATTGACCTCGCTCGCCCAAAAAGCGGTCTGATTCCTCAACCTCTTCTCCACCAGCTTGGACAGCATGGCGGTGGTCTCAGCCCTGCTCATTTCTTCCTCCTGAAGTACTTGTATTCATCGTGGTGATGGAACAGGAACAGGTGAAGTCTCCACGCCTTGACTGCCAACAGGCCCTTGAGTGTGATCGCATACCCGCCATGGACACGCTTCATGAGCTTCCTATCGGCCAATGATTCAAGTATTCGGGAAAGCTCTTGGTTCTCTCGTTGTTGCCAGATGTAGTTCATCCCCTCAGCGATATACAGGCAACACATGTCCTTGTCGTATTGACTAATCATCATTAGCCTCCCTCTCAAGGATGTAGACGTTCGTCGCTGTGACGGCGTTATCACGCAATTCCGTTGTCGGCATGGTATCCACCCGCAGAATCTGCCAACCCTCGTTCAGCAACTTTTCAAACACACCCATATTCATCAAGGTGCGCTCATCGCCGTAATCACTCCAAAAAAGTGGGCAAACCTTGTACCGTTTATTCATTTCGCGTCCTCCTTCATGAAGACAATCCAGTGTGTTCCCGTGCGGTTCGGCTGCTTGTTGCCGAAGAGTGGCTTGTGCGCTGTGAGCTTGAGAATCTGCGATACGGGTATCTGTGTCTCATTCCATTTGAAAATCAACACTCCATGCTCTTTCAGGACGCGGAAGCACTCGCTGAACATGGTCTTGAGGTCAGCTTTCCACGTCTCTTGGTCGAGGCAACCGTATTTCTGCGCCATGTAGCTCGTTTCCCCCGCATTGCGCAGGTGGGGCGGGTCGAGCACCACCATGCGGAACGTCCCGTCGGGGAACGGCAGGTCGCGGTAGTCCATCAGCATGTCCGGCTTGACATCGAACCTACGCCCATCGCACAATTCCCAGCTCTCATCACGCACATCACCAAAAAGCACCCGATCATCCGATTTGTCAAACCAGAACATTCGGCCGCCGCAGGCGGGGTCAAGAACAGGCTGATACGCGCTCATTTCGTATCCTTCCCCTTGTACTCGTCCACGAGTTCTTTCCACTGCCTGCTTGCGAGTGCGGCGTGGCTGAACCAGCTGGTAGAGATATGTCCACGTGGACATTGGAGCCGGTAGACTGTGAGTGTTGTCCTTACTTTGCGGCTCTCGTGGTATTTTTCCGTTTGCGATGCCTTGATTACTGGTAGTCTGCCGCACATTGGACACCCGTATTCGTTGTATTTGCGTTTGAACCACATAACTATTCCTTCGCGTCCTCGCTTTGGTTAGGCACCTCGGAAGGCATCGAGCCGGTGTAGCCAAGCATGGAAAGGCAGTGGTCGGCTGTCTTTTCGTATGCGTTGATTTGTCCATTCACGACACCATATGCGGCCATGTCACGCTGCAACAGAAGAGCGTTTGCAAGCCGCAGACCTTCGATCTCACGCTGCTCGCACCAGTCGATGACCTCCTGCAATGCTTTGTCTTTTTCGGTCACGTTCGTAGCCATTGTTATTCCTTACTGCTCTTATCGTTCCTGTGGTTATCGTCATGGTCGAAGATGCATACGAATACGCCTAACAGCATGAGCACGCAGAGTATCGCTATCACACCCAATGTGATGACGATGAAAACGCTTGAAATGTTCCAGCAAACATCAGCCAGACTCATGATTTCCTCTCCTTGCGGAATTGTCTGATAGCATTTTCCGCGTCGTAATAGCGGGCGACAATGCGTACCCACGAATCGAACGCAGCTTCGGCAGTCTGACACACCTCGCCTTGAAGGCACCTAAGGTCGCACTCATACCGGTAGACAGTATGACGTGGATTGTGATACGTGCATTTGCCGGTGACAATTATCGGCGCGTGACCGCAGTATGGGCATCTGAGGTAACTTTTCGGCTCCTCCTGCTTTTTCTTCTTCCGTCCGAACATCACTCACCCTTTCAACGGGTATGGCGCAGTGGTTGGTGTAAGCGGGAACGTACGAGGATACAGGCAGTCAAGAACCGTCCTCCACTTCGCGTATTCGTTGTTCACTGCTTCACCTCGTTGAGTATGAGTATCGAATCGTATGCTCTGCATAGTTGGTTCTCACCACCGTTGAGACTGATAATGACCGGCTGGAACACTCCCCCGAAAAACAGTTGCACCATGCTGCCGCCGCCGTTACTGAACTTCGTGGTCATCGATTGGAGGAAACCGTCGATAGTGGTTCCCTCAACGGTGGTGGCTCTCGCACGCTTGCCAGCGAGGAATGACGATGGCAGGTGCTGCCAGTCGGTGATATGGTCATGCACATTCATGGTCGAACACCCCGTTTTCCAATCGTGCAAGCAGGTCTTTGCCGAAGTTGATTCCCGTCCCGCAGACGGCATTCTCGATGTCTTTCGTATGCTTGTCGGAAGATGGGTTGTCCCGCACTGTCTCACACTCATGAATGAGCGTGTGTAAAAAGTTGGTGAGGTTGGTCAACCGACGCTCCGCACGAGATGTATCGTTAAGATTCACTGGTATCAGCGGGAAAGCGTCAGCATCGAACGTGCGTTTGACCACACTACAGTCCATCGTTTCCAGATCACCGTCAGCGAACGGTTCCGCACCACCGAGATTGTGGATATGCCATGCGTCACCGTCGAAGCTCAACAGGTCTTCACCATCCCGAGTCACATACCATCCCGGTTCCATTGGTTCGATGGGCATGCCATCAGACGGATGCTCCAGATCGTACATGGCTTTCACCTGCTTGTAGATGCCCTCCAGTTCCCTGCCGTCGAACTCCACAGTCAGACAAGTGCCAGCCTTGTCAGTAAACAGGTAAGGCATTGTTTTGAAATCAATGCTTCTCAACATTTCCCTCTCCTTCCTTGAATGATGCTTCCAACGTGTCAGCGAACACATGCAATGCGTCTTTGACCTTCTCGTTGAAACCGTCCGGCACGTCCGCCGTGACATATCCCTGCTGCATGTTGTCGAGCTTGTTGTCCGTCTTCGTGTACATCGGCACATCCACTTCGACGGATGCAAGCTCGATCTGCGGATAGTCGAACGCGCGCACACGGAACGTGACCTTGCTCGTGCCGACTTTCACTTTGTCGCTCATTGGTGTCTCCTTGGGAGGATCGTTCTGATGGTTCTTGCCGGACTCTCATAAGCGGTAAGCACCTCATACGGCCTGTGGTGGAAGTCGGCTTTGGAACGTGCCGCGCCCACAGCTTCATCCAGAGACTCGTACACGCGGCATGTGTGAACTCCCGTATCGCCTTGCGGCCAGACGATGTAGCCGGTCTTGCCTGTGAAAACACTCATTTGACCGTCTCCACCGTGCTACAGCCGATGTATTCGCCGCCATGCTTCAAACACGCCCATGTCACGTCACCGGTCTTGACGGTTTCCATCTGGAATCCCGCGCCGGTTTTCCCGCTGGAACCGGCTGGCGATACGGTGGACGCGATGAAGATAATCGTCATGCAGATGATCGCGACGATGATTACCCGGTCCCGGTTCATCACTCACCATCCTTTGCGATGACGGCACCCATGGCTTCCCGATATTTCTTCGTCCGTTGGAACCGGTCGGCAAGCATGTTCGCGGCCTTGTCGATAATCTCGTCCTTGCGTTCTTCGAGGAAGCTTTGCAAAGCGTCCTCCATCATGGTCTTACACATGTTTTCCCGCGAATACGCGTTGGTGTGCGCGAAAACAGTGTCCATGGTTTCTTTGACGATCTTATCGAGCACGTCCTTGTAGGCGTATTCCTCGATGCGGTTCTGGATGGCCTTGTCGTCAATGCCGATGGCGAACTGCACGATATGTTCCATGATTACTTTCCTTCCTTTTCGATTTCATTAATCTTGTCTTTTAAGAGTCCTGGAATATCCTCTCTATGCCAGACAGTGAATGCGTCCCAAACACTCTTAAGACCAGCCCAATCCTCTCTGGCGAGAGTGTGGAACAATGCACCAGCGAGTTCCGCCCAGTCACTTACGGCGTAAATCGGAATTCCATGCACGAGCGCGTCGTTAACGAACCACAAGGCTTTTTTCAGGTCTTCGACACCGTTCTTGTGCTGCCACCTGAAGCAGTATTGGACGGCTTGCCCCCAGTCGCTTGACAACAGTCGGGACAGTTCGATGCACTCGAACGGGCCATCCTTGTAATGCGATGGATTGATGTTGTCAGTCATTTGATTGTTCCTTTGTCGATGAATATTTGCCGTCTGTGGTGAGATACACGAGTCCATGCCAAGTCCGTACCGGCACTTCCAACTGGTCTTGAAACGATTTCACACACCAGCCGTTCTCATAAGCGATAGTCGGATGCATGTGAACGAAACCATGACAGCCCGTCGTACCCGAACCGCAAAGCAGAATCAGATTCTGCACTTGATGCTTCTCAACCCTCGTGCATTGGCTACGGAGTTTCCGATGATGCCGGGAACCGCCAACCGCATACAAGCTTCGGCCGCAACGCACGCAACGTCTCCCATCACGATCATCAACCATGCGGCACGTCTCCTTGGATGGATTGTCACTGCTCACTGGGGTTCTCCTGGAACAATCCCTTGTTGTCTTCAACCAATTGGATGCCCTCACCTATCCATCTCATGACAGGAACCGCCATCGAATTACCGAGCGCCTTGTAGCGTGGACTATCCGGCGCGTGCTTCTTCCCCTTCCACGGAATATCCGTCCATCCGTCCGGGAAACCTTGAAGCCTTTCGCATTCCAACGGCGTCAACCTGCGAACCGTCAAACCATTCATCGAATCCTCCGTATGTAGAAACTGGTCATTGTGCGTGCTGAGCGTGGCAGAAAGCTCGTCCTGCCCGAGGAATCCCTTACCCCCCCCCCGCTCCGCCACCGCGAATCTTGAAAGTGAAAACCACTAGTCTCTCCTATTAGTTGTCGGATAGATGAATGGGGCATCCTTTCCGGCGTGAGCCATCAATGTCGGAGAAAGATCGAATCCTTGTGCGGCATTCGCCTGAGTGTCCGCGCGACACATCACACTCTCTCTCTCTCAATTTGGTAGACGGCTGGATTATGGTCAGTACTCAAAGTGGGACTCACTTCGCCAATCGCCAGACTCCGGCTCTTCTCACCCTGGCTCCATTTGAACGCCTTAATCAGGGGAACATTGTTGCCACCGGTACCCATGTGCGAGGTGAGCGTATTCGACACGTCGGGATGATCGCTGACCTTGAACCGTCCATCCTGCTGATGGAAGTCCAACATCAATCCCCCAGCGTCCGAATCTGCGTCTCCAACGCCTCCCGCAGTTCCCTGGGTAAGGCTTTGCCTCTTCTCTCGGCTCGACGTATGATCCCAGCACAGGCTCTCGCGCTCAAAAAGTACCGGCGCGGCACGCCGCCAGTCTCGAGTGTTGACGACAAGGAACACACGCTCGCGCCGCTGGGCCACACCGAAGAACTGAGCGTCCAACACTCTCCATGCCGCCCCCCCCATCAGGCCAGAGTTCGGCCACGGACTCAAGGAGCGACTGGAAGGCCCGTCCGTGTTCAGCCGACAGAACTCCGGGCACGTTCTCCCATACGATCCATTCCGGATCAATTTCTGCGCAAGCTCGGAGATACTCGAGCATGAGCTGGCCGCGAGGATCGTCCAGAGCCTTCCTGAGTCCGGCGATGCTGAATGCCTGGCAGGGGCTTCCTCCCACAACGACATCTGCTGCATGGTGGTATTCCTTCCAATTAACTTTCGTCATGTCCCCTAAGTCTGGGACGTTCGGATAGTGGTGTTTGAGTACTGCTTTGGGGAATGGTTCGATTTCGGCGTATGCGACTGGCTCCCATCCGAGTGTTTGCCATGCGACAGTTGCTGCTTCAATGCCGCTGAACAGGCTGATGTATTTCACTAGGGTTCTTCCTTCTGGTTTAGCTCATTGGCTTTTTTGACGGCTGACGCCATGTCGGTCACGTCATCCTGTGATTGGAGGTGCAAGGCTTTCAACGTGTGTTCGCAAGCCCAAGTGTGGACGTGTGGCTTAGACGGTGGAATGCCACCCATGTGTGCCCTGTTCTCGCACCAGCCACGCCATAGGCGTATCCAATCGCCCACCATGCGCGTGACGTCGTATTGGCGTGTGGCGAAGGCGTCCCAGCTGTTTTTCAAATCCAAGTTCGGATACGTGGCGCGCATCATGCTGTTGGCCGCCGCCAGTTCTCGTGAGCCTTGGAACATGGCAAGTGTCATTTCTTTAGAAGAAGAATAATATTCTTCTTCTTTCTTATCGGGTACGGGTACGGGTACGGGGCATGCGTTTGCCATCGGTTTGCCATCGTCTTGCCATGCGTTTGCCATAGGTTTGCCATTTTTGCCATTCTCAGGCTTCTTCCAACGACGGCTCGCACCCTTCTTGCCCGCTTCACTCCGCTTCCTGCGCTTGGCATCCACTTCGTCACCGTCCGGCTGATAGTCAGCCCAATCATGGAACACGTATTCGTCCTTGTCGGCGTCATACTCCCACAAGCCCGCATCGCAGAGTTCCTGAACCGAATCATCGGAGCAGCGGAACATGGGAATCATGTTCGCTGGGACACGTCCATTTGTCAGCTGTTGCGCCGCCCACGTGCCTGAACGAAGCCATAATGCGGTGGCGTCATTGGACAGCATCGCCGTCTTCGGATTCATGCAGAACCCATCATCCACCTTGAACCACATCAGCCCAATTCTCCATTCCCGTAGATTTTCCAGATCGCTTCCTGCCGTTCGGTGGTGCATTGTTCGCCTTCCGATTCGGCAATCAGCTTGCATGCCGAGCCGTAGTGCGGTTTCGCCATCGCGTCCAGGGCTTCGGCGATTTCCACCAAGTCCGGTGGCGGGTCAAGTTTCATCACAGTTCCTTTTGCAAATGATTTCCAAACCGGGCTGATACCGGTAGGTTGACTGGTTGCTGTAGTAGGCGTCCCAGTAGGCTCCGTAGTGTGGATTGTCGGCAGTGCTTTGAGACCGGAATGCTTTCCTGTCCTGTAGGAGTTGGACGATATGGCGTCCCTTGTCGGTCAGTCTGAGCGCATTGCCGGATACCAAGCCGCGCCGTCTGAGCGCTTGAATCCACAGCCACGGTTTCTGACCTGCGTGGGGTTCCGGCATTCGACCGGTACGCCATATGCTGACAAGCGCCTCATGCTGTTGGCTGCTCAAATGGATGCCGTTGACGCTGACTGCTGGAAGAATCATCGTCCACCTCCGAGCGGCAGCCCACTGTTCAACATGCCAGCCAATTCACCCAACGTGAATCGGATGAACATTCGAGTGCCGGAGTCAACGCATTCCATAGACGGTTTGGCCGGTAGTAATGTCTCGAACTTGTCCCACACGCTCAGACTCGTGTAAGCGGGTTGAGACGCGATCCACTCACGCTCTTCCATCACGTCAGCATCGAACATGCCATCGGCTTGTATGACGAACGGATATTCAGAATCAATGTCACCAGCCAACAGTTCAGCCTTATCGAAGCATTTCACCATCGGCACGTTCGGATTTGCGAACGTCGAAACACTGATCGGCCGCCCCTTGTAGTACAGGTTCTCAACATGGTCGAGACGCTTATCGTCCAACGCCCAAGCCAAGTAATCCCAGACACGCAGTTGGAACAGCATCTCACCGGTATTCAGGCTGGTTTCCGACATCGCTTATCATCTCCTTCGTGTTTCTGACGAGACTTTCCAACCCGCCGTGAATGTCATGCAAGGGTTCTATATGGATTTCCGTATGCGGCTCATAAGGATTGCCGCCGTATGTCAACGGCATTCCCTGCCGACGTTTGACAAGCCGTTTCGCCCGTTGTCCCCATGCCATACGGTCGGGTTCCAGCATGGCGCACAATGTGAGTTTCACTTGCTGGTCATCCACGTAGGCCAAACCGTTCAACGCGTCCTTGACGAGCTTTTCCAGATTGTCCAAATCCGGTTTCCCATGACGTCCCTTATAGAACATGAGAATCATCAGTATGTCCCCGTCCAATGGTTCGGCATGAGGGTAGAACATGTGGAATTGGTTTCGCACCAGTTCCTCGGCATCCCTCGTATGCTGGGGGGTCACAGCCCGATACCCGTAGAATCGTGGACGGCCCTTCGCGACGGGTTCGCCTGGAATGTCGAAATCATAGGTCATAAATCCCATATGCTCGCGTCTCCAATATCATCCCAATAGTCTTCGGCTTCCGACTCGCATTCAGGACAAGCGGGGCCGTAATATTCGACCCCATGCTTGTCACACCATGCGGGTTCGGTCATCCCAGAGAGCGGAACCATCAGAACAGTGTCGCCTCTCCAAGCTTCTCTTCAAGATCGCGCATAAGATTCACCGACGCATCCCAATAGGAAGGCTTCAATTCAATGCTCATGCCCTTGCGGCCAAGTTTGATTGCCTCGTACACGGTCGAGCCGATGCCACCAAACGGGTCGAACACAAGCTCGCCCTTATTGCTCCACAAGCGGATGCACCGTTCGATGAAATCCAATTGCAGCGGGCAGATGTGGCGTTCATCGGTATCCTCACGGCCAAGACGCTCATTCAGCGTGTTGGTCTCTCGAATGTTCCACCAGACCGGCTGCGCCCAATCAATCCATTCCTCGTTGGAAACATCGTTCTTGATCGGCACCTGATTGTCACCGGGCTTGCGGAACATCAGCAGATAGTCAGCCAACGCGGGACGGCTCATACTGGAATCCTTGTTCTTCGCCACGAACATGAGAGCCTGAGCCTTCGTGCGAATCGCTTGAGCCTGTGGATTCTTGTTCACGGTGACTTCGCCGTGGAAAATCCAACCGTTCTCCACGTAAGCGCGGATTACATCACCACGGAAGTCGGTCAATCCAACCACGCCGTCAGCGGTCTTCGTGGTCACAACCTGCTGCACATGCACGCAAGCGATACGGCCCGGTTTCGTGACCCTCAACAGTTCGCGGATGATGTACCCGTAATTCTCGATGAACTCTTCACGGGAACTATTGTTGCCCAAGTCGCGGGTTGAATCGGAGTACACGTACAGGCTTGCGAACGGCGGGCTGCTCACACTCAGATCAACACTGTTGTCAGCCATTTCCGTCATGCGTTCGCACGAGTCGCCAAGCCATAGCGTCCAATCCTTGCCTTTGGCCTCATCGGTCATATACATTTCATCGACCATCATGCGGCCTTTCCGAAAGAGTTTGATTCATTCATCGTCTTTACCAGTTCGTCACTCAAATGAGTGGCCTGCTGTTCCTTGCGGGTGATGTTCTCCGCTATCTCGCGTTCCAAATCGGAAACCACCACATGCACGTCAACCACGCGCTTCTGTCCGAACCGATAGCAGCGGCGTATCGACTGGTAGTAGGATTCCCACGAGTCGTTCAAACCGCAGAACGCCATTCGAGCGCAGTTCTGCCAGTTCAAACCGAACGATGCCATGGAACCCTTCGTAATCAGCACCGGAATGTTCCCATCAGCGAAGTCAAGGAACGCCTTGGCCTTGTCTTCCGGCGACATGGAGCCTTTCACATTCACACTGTCGGGGATAAGCCTGTTCAGCATGTCCGCCTCGTCGTTCAATCCAGCCCAGATAATCCACTGTTCGCCCGGCTCGTTATTGACAAGATCGACGCAACGGTTCACACGGTCAACAAGCGTTTCCTTACGGACTCTCGCACGCCCGCCGACACCACCAAGGTCAGCTGCGAACAATTGGCCTTCCGGGATGCTGCCGCGATAGGCGACAACATCAACGGTCTGATTCAATCCGGGCAACTCATATCCCGCATCATCACCGCCAATATCGGACGGCTTGCGCAATGCGATGGCCCATTGCGACATCCACCGCATCATCGGCTTAACCGCGTGACCTTTCAAACGCCAAATATTCCCGTCATGCACGAAATACGTGGCAAGCATCTTCACACGGGTGGCGTATCCAAGGAACTCGGCCTGATTGCATAGTTCCTCCGGGTCGTTCGGTGCCGGTGTGGCGGTACAGGCGAGACGGTATTTCGTATCCCTGAACGTGTCGATCAGCATTTTGCGGGTCTTTCCGTCAGACTGTTTCAGAATCGAAGCCTCGTCCAATACGACCGCATTGAATTTGGACACGTCGAGTTTTGGCACACGCTCATAGTTCGTGATGTTGAATCCGTCAGAGACTTCCGACTGGTCATGCACATAACGCACTTCCATGCCGATTGCGGCGCCTTCGCGGATGGTTTGCTGGCATACGGCCAACGGCGCTAGAATAAGCCCCGTCCCATGTCCGGCGCAGACTTGCCGTAACCATTCGAGTTGCATTCTGGTCTTACCAAGACCCGTATCGGCCCATACGGCTGCACGTCCTACTTTGCAAGCCCATGTGACGATACGTTTCTGCCAGTCGAACAGGGATGGGTGGAGCTGTTGCGAGCTAACGGTGATGCCAGTCTCCTGCTCGCGCAGCTCCTTTCTTTTCAGAAACTCCCTGTATGGAATGATGTTTGCCATGTTGGTTCCTTTTAGTCTGGATTAGAACTCGTCCGTGTTGCCGCCGAAATTGCCGAAGTCGGAAGGCTGATTATTGTTCGACGCCCAAGGGTCTCCACCTAACTGTTGAGACTGTGCGGGCTGCTGGCCGGTGTTCGATGGGTTCACGCCATACTGCGGCTGCTGGTTCCCCGCGAAACCGCCCTGCTGCTGTCCGCCCGCGAAACCGCTGCCGCCGCCCTGATAGCCGCCGCCATTGCCGTGCTGCACGCGATGCACCTGAGCCGTCGCATAACGCAGGGACGGGCCGATTTCATCCACCTGCAATTCGATGACCGTGCGGTTGGAACCGTCCTGCGCCTGATAGGAACGCTGCTGCAAACGACCCTGCGCGATCACACGCATGCCCTTCGCAAGGCTCTGCGCGCAATGAGTGGCGAGGTCGCGCCACGCGGAGCAGCGCATGAACAAAGCCTGACCGTTCTCGAACTGGTTCGTGCTGCGGTTCCAGGAGCGCGGGGTGCTGGCGATCGTGAACGACGCGACCTGCGCTCCAGCGGACGTCGTGCGCAATTCCGGCTCGTCGGTCAGATTGCCAATGATCGTGATAACGGTTTCTCCAGCCATTATGCGGCCTCCTTGACTTCTTCATTCTTTTTGAAACTGTTGATGAACAATTGAGCTTGCCAGTCGGTCAATCTTGCGTAATTCACAGGCATTTTGATACGATTGCCGATGGCTTCGGACTCACGTCCGGCTGGAACATTCCCCTGAGCCAACAAGGCGGCAACCTGCTTGCGTAGTTCCTCGTTCATCGGATTACCACGCTGATAGCCAGCCAACTGGCCGTCATCATCACTGGTAGCAAGACAGAACAGGGTGAGCAGACTGTACCTTCGCGCATAAGTTTCCGCACTCCCATACCGTTGCATGAACGGCTGTTCACGTTTCCCGGCGGAATCACCCACGATGATCGGGACGGGAGCTTCAAACACGCTCCAAGACTTGCTGTCATCCTTCCAGTAGCGGGTTACGACGAACCCATACCCGTTCGGATATTGGGGTAGATTATCGTATTGGATGCTCTGCTGCACCTTGACCTTCAACGTTTCGGTCACATAGTTGACCACACTGCCCAAGTCGGCGTAATCATAACCGTAGGCTTTACGGTTCTTCGCTATCACATTTCCCATTGGTCATCATCTCCAATCAGATGGTTCATCTGCCAGTCAGTGAATCTGATAGGCATAGGCGTCTTCGATAATCCTTGGTTGAGCATGTCTTCCAACGGAATATGGTTATTCCAGTAGAAGCTGAGCCTGTCCAACGCTTCACGAATCTGCTTCACCGCGACAAGTGAGATTTCAGGATCGTTTTCGGATAGTTCCCAAATCATCCAGTCGTATGGTTCCTGCTTCTCCTGCACGACGAATCTGAATCCCATCGCACCCTGGTATCCGGTTACGAGCCGATACAGCATCATGTAGAAGGCGGCTTGAATGTGGTAGCCGAACTTGTATGCCGAACCAGTGAAGTCCTGCACGTCATGGCCGGTGGTCTTGTAGTCGTACAGCCACATGACGCCGTCCATGTCGGGATGGTCGGGCAGCCAGTCGGCCTTGCCTTTCAACTGCAATCCAGTGGTCGGGTCAATGGCGAACAAGGCGATTTCCGGTTTGCCTTCCACGAGACTGTTCATGTCCGGCGCGTAATCCACCATGTTTTGAAGCTTCTCATAGTCGGAACCGGAAAGGATTACCAGATCGTCCGATTTGGCTTGTTCGGCTTGTGCTTTACCGGCTTTGGTGCGCCCGTCGAGTTTCCTTTCGACCTTCGGGCCACTACCGAGAATGAGACTGTGCGCGGCCTTGCCGAACGCCAACGTACTGTTGTCGAGAGGGTTCAGCTTGTGCCATGCGTACGCTCTTGGAGACTCCATGAACTTCTTCAAACCAGTCTGGTCGATTGCCGGATGCGCGAAATACTCCTTGTCCGGCATGTCAACCATGCTGGGAAATTTCACTTCCGTCATACTTCCGCCACACTCCGTTCCATAATGTGGGCATTATTCCGGTAACGCCACTTCCTGTAGCCCTGTTCGACAAGCGGGAACAACGAGCGGGCGTAAATGACGGCACCATTACTGTTCTTTTCCAACAAGTCTCCCTTACCGGCATTCAGAATCGTGTTCTTCACGACTTGGCCCAGTCCGGTGATGTTACGCTTGGCGTCTTCTGGATGCTGTTGGGTCATGTATTCCCTGAGCGTGATACGGTAATCCGGTTCGATTGGATGCCAGTCCGACACGTCCAATGGTTCCGGGATGGTGTCGTCCACCAGCCGGTAGGTTCGTCCGAACAATCTGATCTCGTCCGGTACTTTCGTGTAGGTTTCGCCATTCACGTTGATGGTGTCCATGAGAGTTTTCCTTTCTGTGATTGCGTGCTGGTGGATGGAGTCGAACCATCTGACCGCCGATGGATCGAACGACTGAGATAGCAGCGGCCACGTTCCTTGCACCAGCAGTGGTTGACGGGAGAGAGTGTGTATGTAAGCGCCTAGAGAAATCGACTTTGGAATATGATTTTTTAGGCTCCCCCGTCAACCGGGTTTTCAATTATGTCGGGCCGTCTCTCGACGGCTTCGGACGTGGGCGGGAGTCGAACCCGCGACCCGTAGGGGAAGAAGAACCAGAGACCCCGAGTCATCCAATCCACGTCAAATCCCCAGTCCGGCAATCGCACTAACCGGTGGGGACAGTGGCCGCAACAGGAGTCGAACCTGTTAGGATTCACGCCAATGAATGATGCAAAACCGTTGGAACCCGACCTGAACGGGTTCACGGCCAACATCACGGCAACAGGAAATGTCAAAACCTGAATGCGAGATGGATAAGGTGATTCATGAGTTGTCAAACTTAAGGAGTCCGGCATGAATCCCACAACCATGTGCGGCCAATGCGCCTACGTGATTTGCTGCACGGTATTGAGTTCGTAGGCGCGTGGATAATATCTGTTTTCAGTTATGGTCCCCACTGGCCGACGAATGAGTGAACGTGGGTATCCTGCGGAACAACCCGATTTTTGGTTGTTTGTTGGGACTGTCAGCCAGCGGGAAGTCTTTAGTCGCGTGGCGCGAATCTGACGATCAGCCACAATGCGGTGGCGATGTACACGCCTTCCACCATGAGCGCGGCGTTCATGCTGCCGCCATGCCATGTGAGCATGATGGTCAGGCTGGAGATGAGGCCGATGCTGGCGACGGCGAAGAGGATGCGGCGGAGCGGGTAGTTCGGCTTCTTCCGCTTCTTCATTGCTTGCATGTCTTCAAGCCAGTAATCATGGTCAGTCATCGTCGCTCCCAGTGTTCACTCGCTTGAGTGGGAAGGCTTCAGGCGGGAGCGTTTCGCAGACAGCCGGCCACTTCACATACTGTCTATTGCCATTCCACATGTGATTAGCCGAGCAGTCATCCCATGTGCGCGCCGACCAGTCATCATCGATGTCCTTAAGCAGGAGCCGACCATCATTCGCGGTGACATAGAAGCCCCGCTCCTTCGGCTCTTCGGGCAGTGGCTTTTCATCCACTTTGACGAGTGATGCGATCTGTGCGACCAGACCGCGCACGGTATTCCAATCGTCTCCGTCGCTTGCGGTCTTCAACTTATCGAAAAGCTTGTCAAGCTTCACCAAAACACTGTCATTCATTCCAATCAAATCCTTTCGTCGGTTCCAAGCCTGTCGGCCTGAAACAATGTCTTCCATGCGTCAGAAACGTTTCCGCAAGCCCATAGGAAACAAGCTTGCGCAACTTCCTGTAGACAACGCTCTGAGCCAATTGCAGGTCTTCCGCAATCCGATACGAACTGGTACTGAAACCGGCCTCGTATTTCGTGCGAAGCGACTCGAACACCCGCTGCAATACCGGCTTGTCCCGCTGATAGTCCCGTTTGGTCTTACGTCTGACCCGTTCAATCCAATCGCGTTGGGCGGCAAGCATGGCATCCAAGTCAATGCCCGTCTGGACGCTCCACGCGTCAGGTCGAGTGCCGTTCATGCCGAAACCTCCCGTGGACTCTCGCACACCTGGTCGTAACGGTCGAGAAGCTTCGACTTCTTGTACGTGACGGTCTTGCCGCCCTGATAGTCGGCGCACACCCTGTACAGTTTGTCGAACTTGTCCGCTCCAAGCTTGAGATACCTGGCAGCTTCCTGCCTGTCGAAAATCTCCTCTTCGACAACAACCTTCCTGTCTGTCAAAACCTGCTCCTATCTTGATTGGCCGTGAACGTCAGCGGCCCATTGGATGAACGCGCCTAGTTTCGATTCGGGAACCTCATACAACGTGCTCGTCTTGAGTCCATCTTTTTCAACGATTGACCCGCCTTTCCGATCATTGATACGGAAGACGCAGTGCCCACCCTCGTCAAGAACGAACTCATGCGGTGGCGCCGGAGGATTCAACAACGTCATGCCGCCACCTCCGCGTCAAGCACTCGCTCGAAACTTTGTTCGGACAACCGCTGGTGGATAAGCGCCAATCCCTTGCGTGTCAGCTTCGGGGTCGGCGGATAGGCGAATGGCGTGCCATCCTTGTGGATTCCGTGGGAACGGGAGGACACCATGACCATATGGCCTTGCCTCACGCGACTTGACGCCGCGCACCACGACTGGTTAGGCTGCCGGTAAATCCAACCGTTATCCACAAGCCATTGGCGCAGCTCATGCTCACCGATCTGAATGTTGGAATCGTTGCTTAGGAGTTTCGCTGCGTCACGGACAAGCAGAGCATCGGGAATATTCGTGAAGTCATCCAACGCCTTGGCTTTCGGCTCCAGTTCCTTGACCTTCTCCTGCTCCTCCTTCAGCTTGGTGGCGAGCTGGATCAGGAAGTCCGGGCTGGTGAGCGCTTTGTCCAACGTCTGCTGGGTCATGTATGCGCCATGCTTGCGAATGGACGGCAGCACCTCATGCGTCACCCAACGCTGGAACTCCTTCGCCTCCGGCTTACGCGAGCGCATGATGAGCTTGTACAAGCCGGGCTCAGAGATGATGAGAGGCGCACGCCCTGGCTGATTCCAAACCTCCGAATTACGGAGGTTTGTGATTTCGTCATCATCAAGAGCTTCGCGGAGATGATTTGTGTCATTGCCGAGGATGTCACATGCGTCCTTGGCGACGAACCAAGGCTCCCCCGCTTCGTCGGTCAGGGCGCGTAATGATGCACCCTTGAACTCGAATCGCTGGATTTCATTGTTCATTTGGAGTCTCCTAGTATTCGATGGCTTCGATGCGGGTGATGAAGAAGTGGATGCCGGGGGCGCATTCGTCCCACCGGTTGGTGTCGAAGTCTTCGACGTGCACGGTTTCGCCTTTTTGGTAGGTGAAGTCTGGATCGTATGAGCTGTACGCCGTGGTATCCGGTGGGAGGCTGTTGCCTTGCTTGTCTTGCAGGTCGAGCACTCGCGCTGTGCTGGCGCGGCATTTGCGGCCAGTGGCGTTGGAGCGTTGCGCGTCGGCCGGAATGAGAAGTTTTACGATGATGGGCGCTCCGTCGAGTGTGATGGCTTTTTTCCAGCCGATGATGTCGCCTTCGTCCGGGAGGATGCTGGTTTGGGCGACGGTGAGTTCCGATAGGTTGGCACCGCGCAGGTTGGCACCGTGCAGGTCGGCATCGCGTAGGTCGGCAGCGCTCAGGTCGGCACAGCGTAGGTCGGCACCGCTCAGGTCGGCATCGCTCAGGTCGGCAGAGCGCAGGTCGGCAGCGCTCAGGTCGGCACCGCGCAGGTTGGCAGCGCTCAGGTCGGCATCGCTCAGGTCGGCAGAGCGCAGGTCGGCAGCGCTCAGGTCGGCACCGCGCAGGTTGGCAGCGCTCAGGTCGGCATCGCTCAGGTCGGCAGAGCGCAGGCAGTCGAGTCCGTGTTCTTTGAGGATGGCTTCGATGCTTTCGCCTTCGAGAGTGCCGTTTGGTGTGGTGATTTTCATTGTGGTTTCCTTTTGCTTGTTTGGGGTGTGAACCTTTTTCCTTGGGTCGGGAAAAAGGGTTTGGCGAGAAACGTGATTACGCTGTCTTTCCCATTTCCCCGACAGCCTTGATTTGGCTGACTTCGCCGGGTTGGAAACCGAAGGCTTTGTATAGGCCGACCATCATGAGTGGCGTGCATTCGTTGGTCTTCTTCGCTCGGGCGAGGACGCTTTCGCTGACTCCGATTGCTCCGGCGAAGGCTTCGTCTGTTTTGAGTCCGCTCATGCGTTTGGCTCGGTCTAGGAAGCCGTCTCGGAACTGCATTTTGTATTCAGCCATCAGCACTGTTCCTTTCATTGTGAAGCATTTTGTTTTTCAACCTGAAAAGTAATATACCACGGTGAAAAGAGATTTTTCAAGTCGAAACACCTTTTCGGCGTGTTGACATGAAAGAGTTTTTATTTCATAATGAAATACATGGATAAGAAAACATATTTCGCACAGCTAACGCATGATGCGGCAATCAATGAAATCAGCAACAAGACCGGACTCAGCGTCTCAACCCTCTGGCGTCAATACAACAAAGGATGCGAGTTCAGCGCCGAGTCGGTAATCATCATCGCTAGAGCATATGGCGAAAATCCCGTAGAAGCTCTGGTTGAGTTCGGATATATAAGAGCCGACGAGATGGATAACGGAAAGACCGTCGCAAGGCTGCATGACGCTTCGAATGACGAGCTGCTTCAGGAACTCGCACGCCGTCTCAAGGAAAACGCGGACGCCGACTGGGCGAACAGTCCGATCATCTACCGTGAAGAGTTCGACATGGCCGCGAACGACGATCCGAACGCGAGGCTTGAGGCCGAAACGCCGGAAGACTGACGACAGCAATGAATATGGCGGCGGTATTCACTCGTGATGCCGCCGCCTAATAATACGAAGGGAACAATGTCTCGAATCACCATCGACGTTTTGGAACGTCAGGCCGAGCACATGGGTTTGAAGGTTTTGGAATCCGATATTCCAGGCACTACCTGCGGATTGTATTGCGACCAGCTGCGAACGATATGGCTT